TCTTTTGTAGATTTATTCGATTGGGAAAAAGAGAATGATGTTCAATATTATGCACTTTTGGCACACAAAAAAGACATAGATGATTGGTATCAAGAGACTGAAGAAAGAAAAACAGCAGAAATTGTTGTAAATAAACCTAAACTATTACTAGCACATGAAGATGACAATACAACCAGCTCACTTTTTAGAGTTACAAAAAAAAGGATATAGTCTTGATTTAGTTTACATTTTAAAACTAATTGATGAAGGTCATGATATCCATGAGTTGTATGCGCAATCTGCTAAAATGGAAGTTTTAGTTTTAAGTCTTATTAGAAAAGATTTAATTTCTAAAGACAAATTAACAATTACAGGACAAGAATTATTAAAATTCTTAGAAATGGAAAGTACAGTTAAATTAGTTAAAAAGAAAAAAGATTCAACTGCTTTTGATAAGTGGTGGTTAGCTTTTCCAGGAACAGACACGTTTGTTCATAAAGGAAAAACTTTTAAAGGATGTAGAAGTCTTAAAGCAGACAAAGAAAATTGTAGATTAAAGTTTGAAAAAATATTAAATGAAGGAGAACATTCTTCACAAGTTCTAATTAGTGCTTTAGAATATGATGTATTACAAAAAAAAGACAACTCTGTAGTAAACAGTGCAAATAAGTTAACTTATTTACAAAACTCTTTAACGTATTTAAATCAAAGATCGTATGAGCCCTTTATAGAATTAATTAACACAGAAATCGATATAAAAGAAGTAAAACAATTTAAAGGAACAGATGTATAATGGAAAAAATAATAAATAAAAGAAGTCTTAGTGACGATTTTGAAGAGATGATATTGAATCTAGACAAAATGGAAGAAGAAAATTTAATTGATTTAAAAAAGCTTTCTAGTCTTGATGAAATTGTTAGTTTAACTAATAAACCATCAAATCATCATATTACACTTACTAGACAATTGAACGAAGTAAATTATCTTCATAAATGTTTTGATGGAACAATTTTAGATATTAGAGGAAATCATCCAATACATAAAAGAATGGATAATGATCATTTAAAAAATCTTTTAAAATATACAAAAAATCATTATCCACATAGCAATAAACTTATTGTTATAAAAGATGAAATGACTCAACGAGGATTAACTTATTAAACTAGACCAAGATATGAACATTATAGCAAAAATTATAAAAAAACAACGTTTATTAAAAAAATATAAAAAAGGTAATAAACAATGGGAAGATCAAATTTGGTTACTAACAAACTTTGATTGGGATGTCAAACAATTGCATTGGTTTTCTCATCAATTTCATTGTGAATTACGTTGTTATTATCGTTTAAAAAAAATTTAATATGAATAAATTAGAACGTAGATTAAAACAAGAAGCAAAATATAAAAAAAGATTAAAAAATCATGGAATAACTACAGAAATTATTAATAATATAACAAGACGTACAGGTAAAAAACCTAATTTTTATTGTTATAAAACAACAGGTAATCCATGTAGTTGTGCAAATTGTAGTCCAGGCAAAATACAAGAAAAAGCCAAATACAGACTTAATAAATTTAATAAAAATGAGTTTTGATACACTAGCAGAAGCAGTAAAAGCAGGAATGGATGGAAAAAATTCTGGTATACCTATGGGTTTTCAAAGACTTAACAGATATATCGGAATTAGAAAATCTATGTACTTTTTAATTGGAGGGTTAACAGGAAGTGGTAAAACATCATTTATTGATGACTGTTTTGTTTTGAATCCTTTTGATTGGTACATTAGTAAAGATAATACAACAGATATTAAACTTAAAATTATATATCGTTCTATGGAAAGAAGTAGAACATATAAAATTGCTAAGTGGGTGGCTAGAAAGATTTTCTTAGATACAGGGATAATTATTCCTGTAGATAGATTATTAGGATGGACCGCTAAGATGACTACACAAGAACACGAGCTATTTCTATCATACAAATGGTATATAGACGCCATGGAGGATGTAATTGTGCTTATAGATGGAGCAGAGAACCCAGTTGGAATAGCTAAAGATCTTAAAGCATATGCTGAAGAGAATGGAGAAATTGTAGAGAAAGATAAATATAGTAAAATGTACGTACCAAAAGATCCAAACACTGTAACAATAGTAGTTATAGATCACATTGGTTTACTTAAAACTACAAAAGACCTTCCTACAAAGAAACAAGTGATTGATAAAATGTCTGATGAACTTAGATATGCTAGAGATTTTTATGGGTTTACACCTGTAGTTGTTTCCCAGTTTAATAGAAGCATTGCTAATCCTATGAGGATTAAAGCAGGAGATGTAGAACCTCAACTAGAAGATTTTAGTGATAGTTCTTCTACACAAAATGATGCTGATGTAATCATAGCATTGTTTGATCCACTACGTTATAAAGTGGAAGATACATCAGGGTATGATCTTGAAAAACTAGTAGATGGTTATGGTGCCAAATATTATCGAAGTGCACGTTTGATTAAAAACTCTTATGGAGAAGATGATATCAGAATAGGCCTTGGATTTATGGGACAAATAGGAATGTTTAAAGAACTTCCTAAGAGAAAAGACATGACAGACGAAGATTATGCAGCAGTAACTAACAAAACTTTCTTTATAAAAGGAAAGAAATGAGATGTGAACAAAGGTTTATAGTAGCATTAACAAACCAGAAACCTTGAAATACCCATTAAGATCGTCTGTTAGGTTAATTTTAATCTCTCAACATTAAATTAAGAAGAATGAAAACAAAAAATGAAGTACAAAAAGAAATTATTGCAACAATTATTAATAATAATTTTAGAGGAATAGTATTATCCTCAGTAAGAAGTGGTAAAACACGTATTTTATTAAGTGCAATTAAAAAGCACTGTTTAAAAGAAGATGGTGGCAATAAACACATGAGTATATTAGTTTTATATCCAAACATTGATATTAAAAAATCTTGGATGGATGAATGTGATAAAATGGATTATCATCCTAATATAACATATTCAACTTTTGCTTCTATAGACAAATTTAAAGATAGAATATATGATTATATCATAGTAGATGAAGCACACCTTTTAGGAGAAGAGAATCAACTTCCTGCAGTGGCCTTAATAGCAAAGAATAACAAACATTTAATTTTAGCCTCAGGTACTTTTAGTGAAGACACCATGGCTGCTATAAGAAGTGAAACTTTTCTAAAAAAGATTGTGCATTATTCAACAGAAGATGCTATAAAAGACGGGATTGTTAGTGATTTTAAAATCATTATCCATCAGTACAGTTTAAATAGTGTAATTCCTGTTTCCTATGGTAAAGTTAAAAAATGGAAGAATACAGAATTAGCTGAATGTTTAAGGTTGTCTAAAGCTGTTACGAAAGCGTATGGACAACATAAAATGTTTGCAGCATTAAACAGAATGAGGTTTATTAATAGTACTAATTCTCTTGTACACCATGTAAATAATTGGATTAAAAATAATCCAGATGAAAGATTTATTCTATTTACTGGTGATGAAAAAATTGGACTAAAATATAATTTACCAATGTATAACAGTAAAAGTGAAACTGATGCAGTTTTGCTTGATTTCCTTAAAGGAGATATAAATCAGTTATGCTTAATTAAGAAAGGTTCTGCAGGTGTAACGTACCCAAACTTAAAAACTATACTAATTACAGCAATAAATAGTAATGGGGAAAATTTGGAACAAATGCTAGGTAGAAGTTTACTTACAGATACGGAAGATGCTGATATACATATATTTGTGAGTGACCAAGACTTCCAACTAAATTGGTTAAAACAAGCATTATATGGTATAAATAAGGATAAAATTTCGTATCTTTATAAGGAATAATAACAAAAATAAGAAAAATGAAAGATGAAAAAAAACCAGGATTAATTTTACCAGATGACATTGAGAAAGTAACACTTGTTGCTCCAAGAGATCTTGTCATTATTGGACAACCTAAAATTGGAAAAGGTGCAATATTAGGAGATTTTACAAAAAGCAGAAATGCTCTTGTATTTGATTTAGAAAAAGGAGGTTATGAATATATAGAAGCTCGAAAGATTTCTACTTATGAATCTCAAGAAACTACACCATGGGGTAGTTACATGAATTATGTAAAAATTAGAAACGCTTTGTTAGACAAAAAAGGAAAATACGAATATCTAATTATAGATGGTTTGTCAGATCTTGATACTATGTCTGAAATGGGAGGAACGTTAGTTTATATGAATTCTGTTATTGGTAAAAACTTTAATAGAATTAAAAATACTAATGGTACTTATGGAGCACAATTTAATCCTGAAGACCCTGAATTCAAATCTGTATTAACCTTACCTGACGGTGCTGGTTATATGCACACTAGAAAATGGTTTATGGCACAAGTGGAAATCTTTACACAAATCTCACCATATCGATTATACGCAGCTCACATTGCTGACAAGTATATTAAAGATAATGCTAAAGAAGAAGTGATTGCATCTGAAATTGCTTTAACAGGACAATTAAAAAGAATATTTGCATCTAAAGTGACTTCACTTGCTAAAATTATAGCAGACGGAGATGAAAGATTTTTAAATTTTGATGTTTTGAATGATAGCATTCTTGCAGGAAGCAGAGCACCACAATTAAAAGGAAGAATATTAATTTCACGTAAAGAGGCTAATGGAAATATAAAAACTTTCTGGGACTCAATTTATCCACCTAATTCATAAAATTATGAAAAAAGTTTTTACAGCAACGGAGTTACTAAAAAAACATCCTACTGCTACAGAAAATATAACAAAAATGAAAAAAGAAAATTCTTTTGAGTATAAAAAAATTATTAATAAATAAAATAACAATATGGAATTTTCAATAGAAGACAAAAAAGATTATGTAAAGTTCTTAGAAAACGAACTTAAAATAGAAAAAGAGAAAACTGAATCGCTCTTTACTAATTACAATTCTTTTAATATTATGAAGGATTTGGTTAACATGAATTTAATAATTAAAAACTAAGAAGTATGAGTGCAATTGGAGGAGTTAAAAAAGAAACGAGTGACTTTGGAAAGAGAGTGGGTTTAATGGAAGCTAAAGTGCTTATCATTAATCCAACAATGGAAGAATACAAGGATAAATTAGGCATGGAATTGAAAGAAGATTCAAAAGCTGCAGAATATATTGGAGAAAGTAGAGATGGTAACACTACGTTACGATTAGATGTTTGGTTAGCTGATGCTAAAGATGCTGCTAGAAGAATGAAAGTTTCTTTCTTTTTAGAAGATAAAGAACGTCAAAACAAAGATGAAACAAAAAAGCAATATATAAATAGTGTTGGTAATTGCTCTTGGGCTGCTGATCCTAATGATTTGCCAGATTGGTTTAAAGCAAGAGATTATAGAGTGGCTAAAATAGGTGAAGAAGAACTTTATGAGTTTTTACGAACTTGGTTAGGTAATCTTGATTATCGTAGTTCTGCAACTGTTTTAGAAATTGAATGGAAAAAGTTAATGAAAAACAACACTAAAGATCTTGCTGACCAAATTAATGGTGAGTGGGCAACTAATGTTGGTGCATTAGCAACTGTTGTAATTAAAGACAAAGATGGTGCTATTCAAGAATATCAAGGAGTTTATAACAGAGGATTTTTACCTGTTTATGCTCTTAAGCAATTTAAAATGCTTGATTATAATGATCCAAGTGTTCTAGAAGCTATTCAAAGTAAACCTACTAGAGATCAAAAAGTTCATGAAAAATTTGCTTTGAAAGTTACAGGAGAACATGGTTGTAAAGATTTCTTCTTGTTAGGAGATATTAAAGACTATGATCCTTCTGAAAACATTGTAACTTCTAATGATGCCATTTTAAATGGAGAGGATGAAGAAGAACATTTTATTTAATCATTAATGACTTAGTAGAAAGCCTCTCAAATCTTGGGAGGCTTTTTATTTTATATATAACTTATGATACAAGGATCAAAAAAAGTAATATTAACACCAGATGCTATTCTTTCAAAGATTAGTGCATTTGATGTTTTTATGATGTATATGCCACACAAAAATTGGCATGTGAATGATGTAACTATTTCACCATTTAGAACAGAGACAAATCCCTCTTTTTTAATAGGTAATAGAAATGGAGGACTGAGCTTTATAGATTTTGGAGATACAAGTAAAAAAGGAGATTGTTTTACATTTATAAAAATGTTGTACAATCTTGATTCTATGGATGATGTATTAAAAATGATAGATAAAGATTTTCATCTTGGTATATCCTCAGGAATATATACAGGAGAACATAAAAAGATTATTAGTGAATATAAACAACCTGAAGAATTAGGTAAAAGATATTCCTTGGTACAAGTTAAAGTTAGAAAGTTTACAAAATTAGAGTTGTCTTATTGGAATGGGTATTATCAAGATATTTCAGATCTCAAAAGAGAACAAATCTATTCTGTAGATAAAGTTTATTTAAACAAACAACTGTTTCCATTAAAAGAAACAGAACTAAGATTTGGATATTTTTATGAAGGTAATTGGAAAATTTACAGACCGTTTAGTCCTAAAAAAACAAAATGGGTACCTAACAATGTTCCAATGAATTATTTAGAAGGTAAAGAAAATGTAAAAAACTGTAAAGTGGCTTTAGTTACTAAAAGTAAAAAAGACAAAATGGTTATTATGAAAGTTTACCCTCATGTATGTGCTGTACAAGCTGAAGGTATGGCTTGTTTTTCTGAAGACAATGTAGAATATTTAAAAGCAAACTCAGATAGACAAGTTTTATTATTTGATTCCGATGAAGTGGGAGTAAAGAATTCTCAACAAATAACTAGTATTTTTGATTTGGAATATTGTAATGTACCAAAACAATATTTGTCTGAAGGAATTAATGACTACGCATCATATGGAAAAGAAAAAGGACTTTTAGCATTAGAACAACAATTTAAAGACAAAGGAATATTATGAGTGTAAAAGTAGAAGTAACAATAAAAGAAATACCAACTGCATGTAGCAAATGTCAGTTTTATTCTTTAACTCGTTATCGTTGTCACAATGAAATGGGGGATGAATCTAAATGTAGTTTAGGCTATATGACAGGAGACATGAGAGATGTTAATATGTACACTGACAGAAATAGAGAAAAAAGATATTTTAATTGTAGAATAGAAGATAATATTTTAATAGATTAATTATGATGAAATATGTGCATGAATTGGAAGAAGGTGACGAAATTATAGTTTCAGGATTAGATTTACGTTATTTTAAAGTGGTAAGAAAACCAGTATTAAGAACAAAACCAGCAGGTTGGCAAAACTCTGTACATGGATATAAATCTGTAAAAGTTTTAGAAACTTTTGAAGAAGTTAGATCAGAGTCTGAACCCAGAGAGATTTACATGGATTTGAATTACAAAGGATGTTGGTTAGTAAAAACAAAAAATTAAAATTATGGAAATAGAAATAAATGATTTGAGAATTGGAGATGAAATTTTAGTATTAGGGCAAGTTCCTAAACTACTTACTATTTTAGAAAATCCTTCAGAAAAAGGATTTTATAAATACAATCCAACTAAAGTGCAATACAATACATTTCGTTGTAGAAACAATGTACAAAGATTGTTAAAACCTAAAAATAGTTGGAACCGTGTAAAACAAATTTACGACGTTATTATGGTGGAAGAAAAAACTAATGTATTAGAACCATGTGAAGAAGGTGAAGGGGAAACAAAAAAAATAGACCTTAATTATAAAAGAATGTGGAAACTTAATTAATAAATAAAAAAAGATATGATACTAGAAAAACAAACAGAAGTTGTAATATTATCAGATGGAGAGGAAACTCAATCATCTATTGGAATGTCATTAGACTTAGATTCTGCTCAAATGTTGATGCAGATGTTAAGTAAAAACCTCTATTCAGATGGTATAGGTTCTACTATTAGAGAAACAGCAAGTAATGCTTTAGATTCTCACAGAAGAGCAGGAGTGACAGATCCAATTATTGTAGGATTAAGAATTAACGCTGAAAGTAATTATGAATTTACAGTTGAAGATTTTGGATCAGGATTAGATGCTGATGATGTAGAAAATATCATAAGTAAATATGGTAAATCTACTAAAAGAGCAGATGCAAATGCATTAGGAATGTTTGGTCTTGGATTTAAATCTCCATTAGCTTATTGTTCATCTTTCTTTTTTACATGTAGAAAAGATGGTGTTGAAAGAAAGTATATGATGTATGAAGGAGAAGATGTAAATACAATAGATCTTTTATATGAAACACCAACAACAGAAAGAAATGGAGTAAAAATTATTGTTCCTGTAAAATGGAGTGATAGAGGAGATTTTTATGAAAAAACAAAAGAACAATTAGCTTATTTTGAAAATGTATTTTTTGATGTAAATGTTGGTGGAAGTGGAATTGATAATGATTTTATTATAGCAAGATCAGAACATTTTCAGTTTTCAGAAATTGCTAATGATTCTAATCTTCATCTTTGTTTAGATAATGTTTATTATCCATTAGATTATACAAAACTTGGAATTAATACATTGACTGTTCCTATTGGACTTAAATTTAGTTTGTCTGATGGTATTTTCCCTACACCAAATAGAGAAAGTATTAGATACACTTCTGAAGCAAAAGCTATTATTTTAGCTAAACTTGTAGAAGTGGCAGATTATTACATGATAAAGTTTAATGAAAGTATTGTAGATTCTTCTGATTTACATGCTGCTTTTGATTTTTACACAGCTAGAGAGAGATACGTAGTTCAATCTTTTGATCCTACAAATAAAATAGCAATTACATCGTTGATAAAAATGTCAACTATTGTTATGAAAACTCCTAGTATAATAGGAATAACTCATTTAAAATTAGGAAGTTTAGCTAACAACAAAGAATGTCTTCTTACTGAGTATCAATCTAAATACAAATTAGAAAATGATAGATTTTCAGAAACAAAAGGATACTATAGTAGAATTATAACATTTAGAGATGTTAGACCAACTTTACGTTTGTTTACTGAAAGATTAGGTGGATTAAAAAAGCAATATATAAAACATATTGCTACTCATGGTAGTTACATGTTTGCTAAAAAAGAAAATCCTTATAAATTATTTCCTAGTGATAGAAATAAACATGAAAAAAATAACTTTTATAGTATTTTAAATTTACATGCTGTTCCTAAAGAATTGTGGAGAACACATATTAAAGAATTTAAAGCATTACAAGACATGTTGCTTGCAAACGTTGAAAATGTAGATGATTTAGTTATTCCTCAAGCATGGATTGATGCTAGAAAAAAGAAAAACATTGCAAATAGTACAGGTAGAGCTATAAAACTTAAAGGAGATATTTCTTGTAAAATAGGAGCGCCTCTTTTAAGATGGGTTGATGGTAAAGATTCAAAATTAGAACCTACAATTTTAAAATTAGAAGAAATTGCTCGTACTCCCTGTTTATATGTATATGGAAGTGTTGAAGATATTCCTGAATTAGATAAATTGTTTGCTGTAACTGAAGGTAAACAAAAATTAAAAACAGTTGTACTTTCTGCTAGAGAGTTAAAAGTTGTTAATAGTATTGAATTACATAATTTAATGCCAATAAGAAAATTTATGGAAGGAAAAAGCAAAATCTTTAAAAGAATGGTTACTGGTTTTTTAATACAAAAATTAATAGAAAAATTTGGATATGTGTTTGCTAATAGAGCAAATTTGTCTAGTATCTCTAGTAGTCTTGTTAAAAATATGGACAAACTTGTAGATTATAAAAGTGCAAATTATGTTTGTTCAAGATCAGATGTTCAAGATGCTATGGTTGAAGTGGCAGAAACTCACAATCTATTTGATGGTGATATGTATCCTGAATACTTAGCAATGAAAGAATTGTTAGAAACTTTACCATTTCTTAATCCTGTTATGAAAACAATGACATCTTACAGTGGTACTCATAATCCAGATATGATTGAAGTTTTGTGTGATTTGTTTAAATATTACAAACAAAGAATTGATTACACAAACTATCATCTTGTTATAGAGGATAATGTTATAGAAGAAATTCTTTCAGAAGAAGAAACAACAGAAGTAATAAACCAATCAATTAATTAAATAAATATGAAACAGAAATTTTTAAGTTTAGAATGGTTCAAGAGTAAAGTGAATCAAGCAGCAGAAACAGTTATTGAAAGAAGATTAGATAAAATCTTAGATAAACTAGAAGAAGAAGAAGAAGGAGGAGAATATCCCGAAGAATCAATTCATCTTATGCAAGATGAATATGCTCCTAAGTATGTATTTAAAGCGTACACTTCATTAAAGCTTGTTGGAGACACATTAAATGTTGTGTTGAACAATGGAACCATTTTAATGAAAACAGGCGCTACAGAAGAAGATTTCCATAAAATAAAAGCTGCAAATTGTATGCAAGATGTTATGGATGTTATTAACACTCCAGAAGTGGCAGCAGAAAAGGAAGAAGAAAGAAAAAAAGAAGAGCGTATCATAGCTTTAAGTAAAGGAACAGATTTATTACTAGAAACTGGAGACTTTAACATAAAAGATGGATCTGTTTTTATTAATGGAATTTCTAGAAGTCTTCCTCAATTGTTAGTGGAACAATTTATTGAAGTTGTGTCCACTATAGAAAATCGTTATGAAGGAAGACTGAGTAAAGATGACTTAAATGTTTTGCTAAACGAAGATGATGAGTATTTATCATTAAAACGTTTCTTTATGTGGTGTTGTTTAAACCCACGTGCTGAAGTGGCTAATGATCTTTATGATTTCTTAGCTAGAAATTCCTTTAGAATCACTAAACAAGGTTTCTTTGTTGCATTACGTAACGTTGTTACAGTGAATGAAAATGGTGTGAACGACACTGATCTTGTTAAGTTTATTAGTAATGCTTACAACAAGATAAAAGCTGTTTGGAAAAAGAATCCAGCTGGGTACTTAGTTGTTAAAACAGAATCAGGAGACTATGAACTTGAAAAAATTGGACTTCATGGTACTATTCATACTAAGATTGGAATTCTTTCTGAACTTTACTTGGATTTACCTAATATGAAGGAAAACAGATTCACTGATGCCCATACAAGAACATTTGATATTCGTATTGGGAAAGTAGTAAACATGCCTTCTGAAAAATGTAATTGGAATAGAGCAGATTGTGGACATGCAGGATTACACTTTACGGCTGATGAGATTAATTATGTAGGATGTGGAGACACATCTGTTATTGTTCTTATTAATCCTATGAAAGTTGTAGGTATTGGAAAAGCTAAAGGTAGATGTTATGAATATTTACCAATAATGGCTGTGCCAAGAGAAGAAGTTACTCAAATTTTACATGATGGTGCTTTTGACACTCTTCAACTTGATGAAGATTATGTCGTAAGAGAATTAGAATCTTTACAAGAAAAAGTCCAAGAAGGATTTACAATAGAGACAACTAAACACCAATTTAACCTACCTAGTATTTCATTAAGTGAAATTGCTAGTATAGTTAAATCTTTAGATAGCATGAAAAGTGTTATTGAAAGAAGAGTAAGATCTATAGACTAACTAAAAAAGTTATGTGGGATAACAAAGTATATTACGTATCTTTGTTATTCCACTAATTTATACAAAATGGCAAAAGCAAAGAAAGTAGTTACATCAAGAGTAGCTAAAACCAGAAATGGAGGAACAATGAGCGAAAGTGCTTTTTGGAGTTTTATCAGGAGTGCCCTACGACAAAAGTCTAGATTTTGGGCTCCTATAACCCAAGCAAAACTATTAGCTAAAAGACCTTATACAGGTCAAAATAAAAGACAAAAGTTTGAATATCAATGTAATGAGTGTAAGCTTTACTTTCCTGAAAAGTTAATAAACGTAGATCATTTAGTCCCTGCAGGTAGTCTTAACAACCCTCAAGATCTTCCAGGATTTGTCGAAAGACTATTTTGTGAAGTGGACAAATTACAAGTTTTATGTGAACCTTGTCATAATGTTAAAACACAATTAGAAAAACAAGCTAAATTAAAAAAATTATGATAAAAAGTATTATTAGTAGATTCACTATGGTAAAAACTGGTTCAACACTGTATGATGAAATAAGTCATGAAGTAGTTTATTATTGGCAAGATATGTATTTTAATCAATATTTAGCAAACAATAGATGGGGATGTAGAGTTTTAATTAGACAAAAAAAGACAACATGAGTTTAGATGTAAGAATGCATAGAATTTATCATATTAGTTATGATAACGGAAAAACATTAGAAGTGAAAGAAGAAGAAGTGTATAATGCTAATATTACACATAATCTTGGAAAAATGGCTGAAAAAGCTGGTTTATATGAAGCTTTGTGGCGTCCATATAGATTAAAAACAGATTATGTTCAACAAGATGATTATGTTATTGAAGGAAAGTTTGAAGGAGCTTCAACTACTTTAGCAGAGGAAATTTCTCCTATTATAGAAAAAGGACTTCAAGATTTAAAAAATCGTCCTGATTATTTTAGAACATTTGATTCAGAGAATGGATGGGGAATATATGATCATTTTGTTCCCTTTGTAGAAAAGTATTTAACAGCTTTAAAATCATGGCCAGAAGCCATAATAACAACAGATAGATAATATGAAAACATTCACAATAATGTATCTTCCTCATGGCAAAGAAGCTAAAGAATGGATAGATGTAGAAGCTAATTCAAAAGAAGAAGCTATGAGTAATTTTAAAGGAGGAATGATTATCCAAATAAGATGATAATAGCTTATAAACTTTTTAGAGTTATGAAAGATGGGTCAATATCTTCTTTATTTATTAACAAAAAAGAAAGATATCCATTAAATGTTTGGATGGATTTTCAAGATGTTCCCACTAAAGGGTTTAAACAACGTCCAGGATGGCATAGTGTGGCTTTTCCATATGCACCACATCTTTCAGAAAAAGGAAGAAAATGGTTTAAAGTGGGAATAGAAAACATTGTAGTTGAACAAAGGCCAGAAAGCCAAGGAGGCAGATGGTTTTTATCAAAAAGATTAAAAATAATAGAAAAAATAAATATATAATGGACCAAACGTCAACAGAAGCAGAATATAGAGCATTAAAAATTGACAGTAGTTCAAGTTTAAAAGACTTTAGCATGGACCGTAAAAAATACAGAAAAAAGTATGTATACGGTGAACGTGTTGAAGAAAAAGAAAACTTAGCTGCAAACATGGGAAGAATAGTAGAAACATTACTATTAGAGCCTGAAGAATTTGATAATAGATTTTATCTATCGTCATGCACAGGTGCACCAACAGGATTAATGCTTGAGTTTACTGAAGCATTATACAAAGTTACTAAAGCAGTGACAGATGAAGATGGAATGGTAAATGCAGATTTTAATGAGCTAACTCAAGAAGCTTATAAATTATCAGGATTTAAAATAAAATATGAAGCTGTAATGGGTAAATTTATTGACTCAGATGCTGAAGTGTATTACAATGAAATTAGAACAGTAAGATCAAGAAATTTAACTGTTATAACATTGCAAGAAATTAGTAATGCTGAAAAAATTGTAGAAGAATTAAAAATAAATGATGTTACTGCTGGGATTGTTAATTTAATAAACAGTGATAGATACACTATTCTTGATCAATATAAAATTCAAGGATATGTAGTAGATAATCATTTATTTAAATCTATGCTTGACAAAGTGGTAATTGACCACAGAAACAAAACAGTAACTCCTTATGACCTTAAATGTGTTTGGAGTGTAGAAGGCTTTTACGAAGATTATTACTTGTACAGAAGAGCGTACATACAAGCTTTTCTTTATTTTCATGCTATGCTTGCATTAGCTCAAGATCCTAATGGACCTTGTTTTGAATATAAAGTGGAATATGTACAGTTTATTATTTGTGATTCTATTAATTATTTTAATCCTTTAATCTACACTCTTGAATTAGAGGACATGGAAGATGCTTATAATGGTTTTGTGCACAAAGGAAGAACTTATCCAGGAGTAAAATCTATTATTTCAGATTTACTATGGGCACAAAGTACTGATATATGGCATATAAGTAGAAAAAATTATGAAAACAAAGGTATAACTAATATTAAAGGATAATGGGATTAAAAAAAACAATAACTAGTATTTTTATGGTGCCCACTTTAAAAATACCTAAAGGTGCATTAATTGACAATGGGTTTATAAATGGTTATGTCGGTGATACATCAAGAGAATATCAACATCAAGAATCTATATATGTTTTGTTTAAACCAACTAATTTAGAAAAATTTAAAGAATTTCTAGAAGAAGAGTATGAACGAACAAAAGACATTATAGAAGAATATGATTATACTGATGGATATGTTGTAGTTGTTTATAAGTTAAATAAAAAATATAAAAAAGATTTTGAAAAAGTAGAAAAAGGAATGTATTCTCAAACCTCTCCTTCATTTCAAAAAGATTTTTCTAAAACAATCAGTGTAAGAAAAGGAGCAGTAACTACTGATTTAATAAGTTTGCAATATAAAATCTTTAATAAAACTCAAGATCTTGTTGATTTTTGGGAAGATAAGCTAGGAACAACATTTAAAAAAGAATATGAGTTGTGGGAAGCGTTTGACAGAGATAAAGAATTGCTAGACATAACTAAAATAAAAGAAGAATTAACTTTAAAAAAAGAAAAAATATGAGTGGAATAGAATTAATGGATAAACATCCTTTGAGTACAACTAAACTAAAAAAATGGTTAATAGCTAAAGTTATGGATTCAATTTTAGAAAATAATGAAATGCCAGAACAGTTTAAAGAATTTGTTTTGTCTTCTTTTGAAACTAACGAACAATTAGGAGACATTTATGAAGATAATGCTGCATCATTGTTTGAATTTTTTGATTCTTACAGCATTTTTATTCAGATTGTAAAAGGAGTGGGAACAGATTGGTTTGCTGTTTTACAAGGAGAAACATCTGATGTTTGTGGAAGCAGAAAAAAAGCAAACCGAGTTGCTTTAGAAACTGCATTCCCAATATTAGAAAAATTGTTAACTCCTAGCCCTATACAATCTTTAGATTCTAACTAAAAGAATTATACAATAATTAATGGTATGGGGCAAATTTAATGATATCTTTGCCCCCCTAAAAATAATTTAAACAACTATATATATGAACACTGGATTACAAATTTTAAGTGATTTAACAATATTTAGCAAATATGCTAAATATCTACCTGAACAGAACAGAAGAGAAGATTGGAATGAGATTGTTTCTCGTTATGAATTGATGATGATTACAAAATATCCTAAATTAGAAGAGGCTATTAAAGAAAGCAGTCAGTTTATTAGAGATAAAAAAGTTTTACCTTCTATGAGAGCGTTACAGTTTGCTGGACCAGCTGCTGAAGTTAATAATGCTAGGATATACAATTGTTGTTTTCTTCCTATGGATAACATTGCAAGTTTTAGTGAAACTATGTTTTTACTATTAGGAGGTACAGGTGTTGGATATTCAGTGCAAAGACATCACGTAGCTGAGTTACCTGCAATAACAAAACCAGGAAAGAAAAGAACTTATCTTGTAGAAGATTCCATTATGGGTTGGGCAGATGCTGTTAAAGTTTTAATGAGAGCTTATCTAGAAGGTAAGTTTACACCAAACTTTGATTTTAGAGCTGTTAGACACAAAGGAGCACGGTTAGTTACTGCTGGAGGAAAAGCACCAGGTCCAGAACCATTAAAGATTTGTTTAGTTCACATCCAAGCAATTCTTGACAGAAAAGCAGTGGGAGAACAACTAAGCCCATTAGATTGCCATGACATACTTTGTCATATAGCTAACTCAGTTTTATCAGGAGGAATTAGAAGAAGCGCAATGATTTCTTTATTTAGTTTTGATGATGAACAAATGGTTACATGTAAATATGGAGCATGGTGGGAATTAAACGAACAAAGAGGTCGTGCAAACAATTCTGCTGTATTAGAAAGAGATAAAATAACTGAAGCAGATTTTAAAAATCTTTGGTTAAGAATTGAAAATTCAGGATCAGGAGAACCAGGAACTTATTGGACTAATAACATAGATTGGGGAACTAACCCTTGTTGTGAAATTGGTTTAAGACCTTATCAGTTTTGTAATCTTTGCGAAGTGAATGTTGATAACATTGAAAGTCAAACAGATTTAAATGATAGAGTGGGTGTTGCAGCCTTTTTCGGCACATTACAAGCAGGATTTTCAAACTTTCATTATCTACGTCCAATATGGACACAAACAACGCAGAAAGACGCTTTATTGGGAATTGGAATGACAGGAATTGGTTCTGGTAAAATTCTAGAATTTGATTTAAAGATTGCAGCAAATACAGCAAAGGTGGTTAATAGTCTTATTTCAGAAAAAATTGGAGTTAATGAAGCTGCTAGAGTTACTTGTATTAAACCTGCAGGAACAACTTCTTTAGCTTTAGGTGTAGCATCAGGTATTCATGCTTGGCATGCTCCTTTCTATTTAAGAACAATGAGATTTAACAAGAATGAAGCTGTTGCAATGTATTTAATGATTAATCATCCTGAACTATGTGAAGATGATTTATTACGTCCTACAGATACAATTTGTGTACGTATTCCAGTTAAAGCACCAGAAGGATCTATAATGAGAACAGAATCTGCTATTGATACACTAGAAAGAGTAAAAAGATTTTCTCTTGACTGGGTTAGAGAAGGACACATTAGTGGAGATAACACTCATAACGTTAGTGCTACAATTTCTATTGATAAAAAAAGAATGTACGATGACAAAAATGAATGGCAAGCATCTGTTGAATGGATGTGGGAAAACAGAGAAGTTTATAATGGACTATCAGTTTTAGATTATGATGGAGGAACTTATGTACAAGCACCTTTTGAAGATATTACAGAAGAAGAATACAACAAATTAAGTGTTAACTTAAAAACTGTAAACTTTAGTGGTGTTGTTGAAATGGATGACAATGTAGAATTTGGACAAACTGCAGCTTGTGCAGGTGGAGCATGTGAAATAGAAATATAAATTAAAAATGGAAAAAAGATCAGAACAAGAAAACAATGAATTAGTTGAAAAATTAAATTTTATTGGAATTACCAAAGGTACATCTCATAGTGCCTACTTAAATTCTTGTACAGAATACAATACTACTAGTACAAGAGAAACAATAGATCTTGAGTATAACGCAGCATTACAAGACATGATTTTAATGGCAGAACAAGCTAATTTAATAAACAAACAATAAACATGGCAAAAGCAGTAAAAAAGAAAGAGGAGCCTACGGGTAAAAGCAAATTACAAGATGCAATGGATAAGTTAAACAAAACTTATGGTACTGGATCTGTTCTCGCACTAGATTCGCAAACAACAGGAGATTATGATGTTATCAGTACAGGGAGTATTGGTTTTGATTATGTAACTCTTGGTGTAGGTGGATTTGTTAAAGGAAAAATGTATGAACTTATGGGCTGGGAGGGAACTGGTAAATCTACTATATGTGGACATGCCACTGCAGAATGTCAAAAAGCAGGTGGAACTGTTCTTTATATTGATGGAGAGAATGCTGTTGATAAAAAATATTTTCAAGAATTAGGAGTGGATACTAAGAAAATGTTGCTTTCTCAACCATCTTGTGGTGAGGAAGGATTTAACATAGCTATGACCATGATTGAATCTGGAGAAATTGATCTTGTTATTATTGATTCAGATTCTTCTTTAATTCCTAAAAAGCAACTTGATGGGGATGTAGGTGATTCTACAATAGGTCACAAATCACGATTAAACAGTAATGCATATCCAAAATTAAAAGGAGCATTATCAAAACATAATGTTTGTGTGATTGTTATTTCTCAATACAGAGAAAAAATTGGTGTTATGTTTGGTAATCCTACTACTACTCAAGGTGGACATGCTTTAAAATTCTACGCTGATTGTAGAATAGAAGTTACTAAATCACAAGCTAAAGATGGAGATGTTGTTTATGGTAACATTACTAAAGTAAAATCTATCAAAAATAAAATGACTCCTCCTTATAGATTAGCTCAATTTGAAATTGTTTATGGTGTAGGGATTGATAAAGTTGATGAGATGATGACCCTCTTAAATGATTATGAATTAGGAAGGAAATATGGTCAAACTATGACAGTTGATGAAGTGAAATATAATCTTGAAGAATTTAAAGACCTAGTTAGAGATAATCCTGAGTTTTATGATGAACTAAAAGAAAAAATCATTGCTAAAATTAAACACGTAGAATCAGAAGAAGTTTTTGAAGAAATAGAAACTTTAGATAACCAACAAAATTTAGACTTATGAATGGAAAAGAATTTGATATTGTAGTAGAAGAAAGATTAAAAAAAACAGTGGCAACTCTTCTTGTAAAAGCCAAAGAATATAGAAGGAATGATGATGCAATGCATAATTTTGATAAAGCTGCTCAACTAGGTAACACTACAAGAGAAAAAGCTTTGTGGGGCTTTGCATTAAAGCATTATGTTTCTTTTATGGACATTCTTGATGATATGGATAAAGGCCATTTGCCTACTGAAAGTCACATTGATGAAAAAATTGGAGATTTGATTAATTATTTGATCTTGTGTGAAGCAAGTATTAAAGACAAAATCCGATCTGTTGAGTAAATGTAAAACTTGTGGAAAAAATGCTGAAAGTGATTATTGCTTTCAGCATAAACCACGTAAACCCATGAAAACTAGTATGATGAAAAAGTCTTTTACCACTACAAAAGTAGTTGACAATGCATACATTCAACAAGTTGCAATGTTTAGAGAAATATGGAGACAAAAACAACATTACTCAGAAATTAGTGGAGAGTATTTAGGATCAGAAGCATTAAGTATTTATTTTCATCACATCTTAGCTAAAGAAAAATATCCTGAAGCTTGTCTGGACCCTGAAAATATAGTACTTTTGTCTTTGGATGAACATACAAATGTAGAAAGTAACATGTATAGATATGAAGAAATTAATAAAAGGAGAGAAACTCTTAAAACTAAATACAATATTTAAGATTACAAAATTTGATTTTTTGTTTGCTGCTTTAAACAAAGTTATAAATCAAAGAATTAAAGAAATTAAAAAAGATGTAATTAAAACAAAATCATCCACTCATTCTAGTAAATACAATAAATTTAAATAGTTATGAAAGAAACCAACAGAGAAAGAAAGGGAGAAATTAAATACAATGTCACCCTTAATGAAGAACAAAAAGAAGCTACAGGACTTATTCATAATAATCAAATTGTGATTGTTACAGGTAGAGCAGGTTCTGGAAAGTCTTTGGTATGTGCACGAGCTGCATTAAATTTTCTTATGAAAAAAGAATGTGAACAAATCTATGTAACAAGAGCTGCTATAGAAGTTGGTAATTCCTTAGGATACTTACCTGGAGGTTTAGATGATAAATTTAACCCTTATTTGGAAGCTTTTAATGAAAATTTGTATAAATGCTATGATAAAGTGAAGATTGATGATTTTATTAAAAACAAAAAAATTATAGCATACCCTATACAGTATATTAGAGGAAAAACTGTAGATGATATTTTAGTTGTAGAAGAAGCACAAAATCTTACTAAACCAGAAATGTTAGCCATTTTAACTAGACTTGGTAAAACAGGTAAAATTATTATAAATGGAGATCTTGAACAACAAGATACAAGAGATTCTATGACTGGTCTTGCTTATGCAATTGAGTTATCAAAAAACATAGAAGGCATTGAATGGATTAAATTAAAAGAAAATCACAGATCTGACCTTGTTGGACAGATTTTAACTTATGAATATAAATAAATAAATAAATATGAAAAACCAATTTAGTTACACAATTACTCACAATACAGGGACAGAAGCAGCCCCTGTTATTATTAGCACGAAAGCTTCTTTTAATATTGAAAAAGTTATTAGAAGTATGGAAGTTTCAGATGGTTCACTTGTAGTGATTCTTGATGATTTTCATGAAGAAATGGTTATGGGGCCTGACACTGTTAACACAAGTACAAACAGACTTGTCAAAGGCAAAAGAGAAATGAGTGTTGTACAATCAGAAATTCAATTACACGGAGAAGACAAAGAAAGATTTTTTAACTTATTAACAGTATAATTATGGAAATCAATGAAAACTTAAAAGAAGCTACATTAACTTTTGGAGAAAAATTAGTAGGATTATCATTTAATCCTTCAGGAGATGAAAAAGTAAATAAAGTTAAACAATTATGTGCTGAATTAATGGATGTATTATATAATGATATTCCAGAAGATGGCGACCGAACTTATTTGCAAGACACACTTTTTAATAAAAGTGTAGGAGACATTTTAAATGCTCAAATGACTGCAGTAAAATTATTAACATTAAAATATTAAAAATGGCATTAGAATTTAAAAAATTAAGAGGACATAGAGTTTATGTTTCTCTTCCTAAACAAGATGAAAGCAAACTTATTGTAGATGAAAATACTAAAGAAGCTTTAAATAAAGAACTATTGGCTAAAATGTCAAAGTTAGTAGTTTATGCTGTTGGAGATCTTGTCACTGATATTGTGGAAGGAGATTCTATTTTAGTTGATCCAAGTAAGCTATCAGGAGGATTGTTAGTTCCTCTAACTTCAGATAAAAATGTGTTGTTAATTTCATCTTTTGACGTAATTCACGTCTGGTAAGATGGAATATAAATTCATAAGTTGCAAATGCGTTACCTATGGAAGAGTTGATCTACTTGAGGAAGCTATACAAAGCTTTCTCAAGCAAGATTACCCTGCTGATAGATGTGAATTAATCATAGTGAATGATTATCCTTTACAAACGCTTGTTTATAACCATCCAAACATCACAATTATAAACATGCCTAAAACTTTTACCACTATTGGTGATAAAGAACAATATGCTACATATATGTGTGCTGGAGACATTATCTGCCAATGGGATGATGATGATATTGCATTACCAAATCATTTAAGTAACGTCAATAAATATTTTACAGATGAAACTAATATCCTTCATTGGAAAAATGGTATATTTTATAATGAACCTCATATTACTGCTATTACTTTTGTTGGTAATTCTGGCATTGTTTTCAGAAAATCAGCATGGGAAGCTATAGGAGGACATCCTCTTGAAAATGCTGGTTATGATATGACTTTTATTGAATCTTTAAATGCATATGGAGGAAGAACTTTTGCTGAACCTCCTAAACCAGAAGCTAGTTGGATATATAGATGGCATATGAGCTCTGCTGATTTGTATCATCAATCAGGTATGGGAACTGATGTTCCTGGTAGACCAAATATTTTAGAAAGGCATTCGCAACATATAGAGATTCTTAGATTAAAAGGAAGAATACCCACAGGAGAAATTAAATTAAAACCTTATTGGCGCCAAGATTATGTTCAACTGTTAAAAGAATTTATTGATAAATAACAAAAAACCCTCTATCACTAGAGGGTTTTTTTATTACTTGGTTGGTGGTTTCCTACTAGGAGAACTTTCTTTCATGACCATTGGTTTCTTTTTACTAGGAATAGAAACTTTAGGTGCTTTTTTAGGACTTCCTGATTTCATAATAGTTTTTTATGGTTGGTTAGATAATGTTGCTACACCTTTTTCAACAGCGTTACCCATTAATTTTTCAATTATTTTATTAGCATCATTAGCCATTAAAATAACTGTAGCTTGTTCAGTATTTAAAACTGCTCTAAGAGTGTTTAAAAGATGTCCAAATTCAGCACCATTTAATTCAAATTTATCTTCTGCAGTCCAGGTATATTTCTTAGCTGGATCATATTTTTCAATTGATACTTCTACTGCGTCTTCTATTTCTTCTTTCATAATTTTGGTTTTAAGATTTGTGTAAAAGTAATAAAAAATATTAAGTTACACAAGGTTTTATCTTTTATAATCCAAAACAATGTCAAAAACTATTGTAGCTGAGGTAGTTATAGATTTACTCATATCTAATTTAATTTTCATTAAATTACAAAACTTTAAAATTTCTTCTATAAGCATATTGTTATATTTAGGAAGACTTGAAGCTATCCTAAATCTATAACAATTAATACTTTTTGAAATTTCAAGACAACATAACTCATCAACAGAAGATATTACACCTTCTAAGTGAGCAAGAAACACTTCATCGTTATCTTGCATCACTTTAGGAAAATGTTTTCTATTTATCTCCATATTATATTGGAGCTATTGTTGTAGTCGTTGTTGTTGTAGTTGGTCCACAACATTCGTATGATACAATTTCTTGCCATTTTCCCACTTTTGGTTTATTTTTACGAAGAATTAAACTTCCTGCTACAACTCTTCCGCTTCCATCGATGCGAACAAAGGCCTTTAGGTCTCTCTTACTTGTACTCATAATAATTGTATTTAATAATTAATGTTATATTTTGTTTGTAATTCTTTTAATTTATTTGCATAATAAGAAGTGCAATATTTTTTTGATTCTTCACTATTTATAACAATATCTATCTGAGTGTCTAACATTGGATTTAGACCAGTATGATATTTTCCTTTATAAAAAGCAGGATAACCATTTCCCATTTCAGAAACAATCCCTGCATTGTGAAATATAGTGTTTGTTTTTAATTTTTCAATAGAATCTGAGGCCCATGCAAAGTTTAATTCAGGTACCACTTTAGTTTCTTGATTTCTTAACCAAAGATTCCAAAGAACAGCCCACATATCTGCACACCAGGATTGAAAACCACTATTTTCATCTGCAAAGAATTCTCTATTTACTTGACCAAGATATGTTCTGATTAGAATACAATCATTCATAACCTTACTCCAGTAATATGAATCTACATTCTTTAAGAGATATTGAGCACCTCCAGAATGTAAATTATTGTTTTCAGCTATCTTTCTATCGATTCCGATAATTGCACATAGCTCGCCCAGTATATCTCTACTTTTATATTCTTCAAGCTTATCTGGTAACACCTGGTTAACTTTACTGTCAAAATAGTCTGCATTTATATAACTGTTAGTATCTGAAAGATAATGTACATCATCTTCAAGAAATTTATCAATATTAAAATCTTTCATAAAAAGAATATCAGAGTCACAATAAAAAATTGCTTTGTTACTCATCTCAGGACGTTCTTTAAAATACTTCCAAGCAGTGTAAGGTCTTAATACAGGTATATAAATACCTAATAAAGAATTTACATCATCCTCATCAGTATAAAAGTTAAATTCCGCCTCAGGATATAAACTAATAATTTGATCCCATTTAGTATTTTGAGTTCTACCTTTAGGAACAAACAAAAGCACAATAGCTTTATCTGAGTGTCCTAAGTCTCTTAAGCTGTCAAGCCAAAGATGCACTTGCCAAGTGTAATACGTATCATCTGGGCAAATTGTTAGAAATTTTAAATCTTTCATATATGTAATTATTGGTTTAATGTACAAATATAATAAAATTATTTAAATTATACTACTGTTGTAGTGGTAGTTGTGGTTGCAACTGATTTTTTAGTAGCAGCATTTATTTTTATTAATCTGTCTAATTGCTTAGATATTTGATATAATAATTTAGCTTCTGTGCTCATTCCTGCTTGTTTTGAATTCATTACGTTTAGTTTAAATTGTTATATTTTTGTAAAGTATAAATTACTTTCTGCTTTTCTTCTTCTGATAAGTCCTCTTAATTGAACACCGTCTGCTGTTATGTATTTAGTTTCTATCCATTTTCTAATAGAAGCTTCAGAAGCTCTGTTGTTTATTAATTTATACAATGTAGAAGACCCACCTGTATTATAAACATAAGAAACCAAAGCATCAAATTGATTTTGATTTAAAGGAACTTTTATTTTTTGCATAACAATATGCTCTCTAGGATCTAAATCTTGTAACATTAATTTAGTAGCTTCTGCTTTAGTTTTAACTTTTGCTGATTTATATGCCAAAGCTTTATTAGCAATTCCTTTTAAAAAATTACCTTTAGAATCACGCATAGCATGACCATATCCTTCAGTCCATATACCAATTGGATCCATTTTTGGTTGTAAACCAATCATAGTTAAATCTCCATCATGTAAAGACTCAAATTCTTGAATTAATTGTATTCCTACATTACTCGTTTTCATCGTTTTGTTTTTTTGCTAAAGAATTAGAATAAGTTGTTAATGATAATAAAGCAGCAATAAGCCCTGCTTCAATGCCTAAAAGCATTGCTGCATCTGCATAAGACTTGCCTAACTCCCATGTAAATATAGAATGATTTAGGTTTCTAACAAAGTCTAATGCAAAAACAAGAGCCAAAACTCTTCTAATTGAAATTTTACTATTTGTCCCTAACCACAATGGTTCTATATATTTAAAAATTCTTTTCATTTATGTAATTTTATTTTCCAGTATAAGTTTACACCTACATGAAAGTTTTTTTGTGTATCTATTCCTCCATATAAACCAATTATTTGATCTTTTTTGTCTTTAAACATAAAGCCTGCGTTTAATTGTACAGTATTTGGTACAGGACTAACTTCAACTCCTCCACCATAATACACTTGATTAACAGGTTTAGAAAGTTTTGTAATAGTAGTAGTTATAGTTGGGTATTTTAATGAATAAGATGTTTTTCTTCCAACAATAAGGTTTTCACTAACTGTATCAATTATATTTACATATCCAATGTCATCAATTTTAATTGAGTCTTTATGTATATTTTGTTCAGTGTACTTATCAACTAAACCATTATATTGTTTAACCAGCCTATTATAATTTGGATCTGCAACATATTTAATTTTAATTTCAGGTTTACCAACAATAGTTTTAATTAATTTTGGTTTAGTTACAATTGTATCAGTGACTTTTTTCCATATAGTATCCGTCTTTACAATAATTTCAGGAGAAGTTATTGCATCTCTTTCACATTTTTGTAAAACAATAACAATTACTAGTATTGCAATTAATGCAACTAGTAAATTATCTTTAAACCAAGTTAAAATTTTAGACACCATTAGCTTTATTTATTGATATGTAAATATTAGCTATGTATTGAATTAAAACTCCCATAGCAATTAAAACACTTATTGTCCAAATAATTCTGTTTTTAAATGTTTCTTGGTCTATTAATTTTTTTTCAAGTTCTTTTACTTTTGCTTGCAATGATCTAATATCATTTACAACACCTCCATCTTTTGTTAATGCATTTCCTAAAATAGCATCTACAACTTGGGAGATCTTTGTGTCGATGGAAGTCACTTTTCCTTCCAGCTCTTCAAGACGCTGATCCATACTTTTTAATTCTTTTTCTATTTGTTTTTCGAAAGTTTCTGGCATATTATTAAAATATTAATCACGCTCTTTCTTGGGCATGGCATAGTGTTTTTGATTAGGTTAAGTTAATAGCAAAAGTAAGGCTAAAATACTATAGATACAACACAAGCAATAACTTAAAGTACATAATATAGCATTACACAAAATTATTTTTATATATTTGTAGTATAATTCAAAATAATTCATTATGCCAACAAGCTATACTGTTTTTAAAGAAGAAATTAAAGATTATTTCTTAAAAAATGTGCCAAATTCTAAAAGAATTTTGGATGTAGGACCAGGGGAAGGAACATATTCTACCCTCCTAAATAATATGGGGTATCAAATAGATGCTATAGAAATATGGAGACCATATATTGAAAAATATTCACTTAGAGAAAAATATGATAATGTATATTTAGGAGATATATTAGAATTTAATGTAGAAAACTATGATTTTATTATATTAGGAGATGTTCTTGAACACATTCCTGTTAAATTAGCTCAAGAACTTATAAACAAATTTCAAAGAAAAGGTATAGAATATATGGTAGCAGTTCCTTATATGATGGAACAAGGAGAATGGGGTGGTAATATACATGAAACTCATTATCAGCCAGATCTTACACCAGAAAATATGTTAGAAAGATACCCATCTTTAGAATTACTTTATTCTAATGAATGGTATGGTTATTATATTTCTAAGAATATAAAAGTAGAAAAAGCATATGTATTATATGCAAATGCAGCTTATTTTAAAACTGTACAAGGATGTGTAGCTTCTATAAAAGCTGTAAGTGATTTACCAATATTTGTTTATTTAATGAATTTTAATGCAAAAATTGAAGGAGCTAAAACTGTTTATTGGAATTGTGATATTAAGGAAAATATTCAATCTGATTATATTGATAGGTCTGATCCTAATATTTATAATATTCTTATACAAAGACCTGAAATTGTTAAACATTGTTTGCTTAATTACGCAGATACAGTGGCATACATTGATTCAGATTCTGTTGCTACACACAATGTAGATAAAATCTTTTCTTTAGCTCCTAAGCAAGCTGTACACCCTTATTTTGTAGAAGGAATGTATGATTGGTTACAATATAATGGTAAAGGAGGAGTAGAAGATGAAACTGAATATCATAAAAGCCTTGAATACCCTGCATGTGAATTATTTAATGTTAATCAATTTGTTAGAAAAAAATATAGACAAACAGGTTATTTTGTAGCATCTAAATGGAATATTAAATTTCTTAATGAATGGATATGGATGTGTAATCACCCTGAAGTTAAGCAAAATCCACAATTATATGCTCCTTATAATGAAGAAACTCTTCTTAATGTTTTGTTGTGGAAACATAATATACAAGTGGGACTTCCTTATTTATATGTTAATGGTAATCTTGAAACAATTAAAAACATAAATAATAATGAATCTATTGAAGAAAAAGATTGGTTTAGATTAGTTAAAAAAGAAGATATATTATTTTTTCATGGAGAAAAATCATATTCTAAAATGATAGAAATGACAGAAGAAATTGGTAAACATGAAACTAAATTAACAATTTTATTTTTAGCTCCCCATTTATCTACAGGAGGTATGCCTGCTTTTTTATTAGAAAGAATAAAAGGACTATTAAATTTAGGACATGAAATATTTGTTATAGAATATCAAAACTATAGTATGGATTTTGTTGTTCAACGTAATGCCATTATAGAATTAATTGGTAAATCAAGTTTTTATACTTTATCTGAAAATAAAAAAGAATTATTAAACATTATTAATGATATTAATCCAGATATAGTTCATATTGATGAAATGTCTGAAAGATTAGATAATTCTGTTATAAAAGAACTGTATGATTCTAATAGATCTTATAGAATTATAGAAACATGTCATGATATTTCTTTTAATCCAGAAACTAAACACTTTACACCAGACGCCTATGCTTTTTGCACTCCTTATCATTTGGATACTTTTAAAGATAATCAAGGGGAAAAATCAGTAATTGAATTTCCCATAAATCCCACTGTGTTCTTTCAAGCAGGAGCACAAGCAGTATTAGGAATGGACCCTAAGAAAAAACACATAGTTAATATTGGTTTGTGGACTTCAGGTAAAAATCAAAAAGAAATGTTGCTTGTAGCAAAAAATATGCCTGAACATGAATTTCATTTTGTAGGTAATCAAGCTGGTAATTTTGAATCTTATTGGAAACCTTTAATGGAGACCCTCCCCCCCAATGTTACTGTATGGGGAGAAAGATCAGATGCACATACGTTTATGGAAGCAGCTGATATTTTTATGTTCAATTCTACTTGGGAATGTAATCCTCTTGTATTAAGAGAAGCTATAGGATATGGTAAATCTATTATTGCTAGAAATCTCCCTCAATACAAAAACATGTTTATTTCGTATATAGAAGATTTATCTGATGTACATTTAAAAGAACAAGTGAAATATTTAATTAAAAACCCTGCTAGATATTGGGTTCCAACTAATAACACTTCTATTCACTTTGCAGAAAATCATGTAAATCTATACAAAAAAATTATGAAACAAAAACCACAACAACAGATAAACACTTCTTATCAAATACACCAACATTTTGTTGGACAGCCTTTTATTGAAATAACAGGAGATTCTAAATCACTTTTTACAGTGGAATTTTGGGATAAAGAGGAATTAATACATGCAGCAAAAATAACTGTCAATAGTTGGGTAAAAGTTAATAGAGAGTATTACACAGATTGGATTACCAGAATTTATAAAGATGATGTCTTAGTATATGATAAACCATTAGACTATACTGGTAAAAGAGTTTATATATCATTTGATAGTTCTTCTTTAGGAGATACTATAGCTTGGTTCCCTTATGTAGAAGAATTTAGAAAAAAACATAATTGTACTGTTATAGTTTCTACGTATAAAAATTTCCTTTTTAAAGAATCTTATCCAGAGCTTGAATTTGTTGAACCAGGAACAGTAGTAAACAATATATTTGGTATGTATAAACTTGGGTGGTTCTATGATGATAATAAGGAACCAGTTCTTCCTAATACAATTCCTTTACAACAAACAGCCACTAACATATTAGGTTTAGAATATACTGAAATTAGACCAAAAATCAGTTTTAAAAAAACTATATCAGGTCCTCAAAGTTATGTAGCTATAGCAACTAACTCTACAGCTGGTTGTAAATTTTGGACAAAAGAAAATTGGCAAGCAGTTATAAATTATCTTGTTAACTGTGGATATAACGTAATTAACACTTCTTTAGAAGATAATTCTTTTACTAACTGTGCAACTCTTACAGATAAATCAATAGAAGGAACTATGTCATGTATTTCTAATAGTGAATTCTTTATAGGATTGTCATCAGGGTTATCATGGTTAGCATGGACATTAAATAAAGAAGTTATAATGATTTCTAACTTTACTGAGGAAAATCATGAATTTAAATGTCATAGACCTATAGTAAAAAGTGTTTGTCATGGATGTTGGAATAATAAAAATTTCAAATTTGATAAAGGAGATTGGAATTGGTGTCCTATTAACAAAGGCACTGACAAACAGTTTGAATGTCAATCCTCTATCACTCCTCAAATGATAATAGAAATAATTGATTCTTTATAAAAAAAGCCCCTTAATTGGGGCTTTTTTATGATTAATAATCAGATTCAATATACATTCTATTTACACCAACAGAAGCTGCAGTGGCACCAGCATTAGTTGCACCAGGCCCTATTGCACAAGTTGGTATAAGAAGAGCTGTTGTAGTTGGTAAATCTAAAGTTATAGAACTATCTATTAATGTCACATTTGATGAAAGATCATCTATTCTATAATAAACAACTGAATCATTTGGTTTACAATAAATAAAGAAATCATAAACATTGTTAGTTGCTAATGCTGGTTGAACAGCAATAGTTTCTTTTATAGCAACCCCCACTCCATCATTGTGCATAAAAGAAATAGCAGTATCTGCTGTATCAACAGCAAATCCCAACATATTAAATTTAGTAGAAGGATCTGCAGTTAATAATGCTGTTGTATCTACACACATTCCTACAAATAATCTATTAGTAGGTGTCCATGTATTAAATCCAGCTCTACAAAAAAAGAAAAACCCTCCTGAAGTAGGAATTGCTCCTCTGTAAAAGATTGGTTCTCCTCTTAAACTGTTCATAGTATTAACACCTGTTGCAGCAGTAAATGTATTTTTTCTTAAAGAAGTGTATCTATTTGTTGTAGATGGTAATACAGAAACTCCTGCAACTATAGCAGTTACAAGGGAACCTATCATATATCCTGAAGTTGCTCCTGGGTTCCACATTACAACGTTATTTTTAAACAAAGCAGCTTGAAAAGGAGTGTCAGCTCCAGTGGGACCTTTCCATTTAGGAAGCATTCTTCCAGCAACATTTTTTGAATAAATTCTAACACCATTAACAGAAGGAGCAGCAGGATCTGCAATACCATCAAAATCTTGATATTTAGAAATATTTAAAGTTTCTAAAACTGAAGATAATATAGTTCCAAGACTCCACCCTATTCCAGACTCATAAAACATTGTTGCTCCTGGAATTAATAAAACTTCTCCTGTTCCTAAATATTCTATTCCAGAAACATCTTTAAGAACAGAAATAAGATTTGAAGTTGTTAAATTTTTGTTTCTAATAAAAATAGATTTAAGTTGTCTAGATATCCCTGTAGCAGGAGCAGGACAAATTATAGTAGTACCTATTGTTGTTATTTTTCCTTGTGCTGACCCTGGAACTGCTGAAACAAAAGGATCAATATCTACGTAATTTACTTGATAGTCTATATCAGCAATGGAAGTTGTTTTAATTCTAAAACTTTCGTTATTATTTTGTAAAAATATCATATTATTATAATTTTAATGTGTTGATTGAATAATTTCTTGCAAAGTTAAAGGAAATTCCTGAAGTTCCACTAGTACCAGATGATCCAAATGTTGTTCCAGATGACCCAGATGTTCCAGTAGTTCCTGCTGTACCGCTTGTTCCACTTGTTCCACTAGTTCCTAAAGAAGCAAATATTCCAGCATTTACAGCGTCAACAGTGGGATATTTTGATCCAGAACCATCAGTAACTAAAGAATCTTGTTTATTAAAAAGATTTTCTTTAACTGTTATATCTGGCACTACAACTTCTGCCCAACCTAAATTTTTTCTTGCATATTGTTTATTATCTGAAGGAGCCTCTAATACAGGATTAAGTTCTTTTAACTTATCCTCAATAAGAAATGAAGTTGTTTTTTTATTAAGAAGCTCATACTGAGTTGTTTCAATATAATTATCTAAATTATATTCAGCAGCACCTGTAGTTTCATTAAAAGTAAGTTGTTTATTGTTTTGTGATATAAAAAATTCATTAAGAAGAGTAATTTGTCCAGAAACATATCCCAAATATTTTCCAGAACTTAATTGATTTAAACTCAAATATTCTTGTCCAACTGTTCTACTAACAAAACTTGGTGGAACTATAAATACACTTCCGTCTGTATTTAAAACTATAGATTTATTAATTGTAACTCCATTATAAGATGTTTGAGAATTATAAGAAGTAAAATTACCTGTTATAAGTAATTTTCCATTTGTAGTTAAAACTATTGTAAAAATCTCAAGATTAAAACCAGTTCCTGTTACAAATGAAGTATCTATAGATCCATCTAAATTTAATTTAACAATTCTCCCTGCTGGTGTACCATTATAGAATGTCATAGTTCTCCCATACACATATAACTTTCCATCAAGAGCATATAATAATCTATGATAATTAGTACCTGTTCCAGTAACACTAATACCTGTACCAACATTAAAAGTAGTGTCTCTACTACCATTAGAAAGTATTTTAACTATAAGTGGAGAACTAAAACCATTAAATGTAGGAGCATAAGTAGTAACATACACTCCACTGCCATCAGCAGCTGCTAATGCATCAGTTACTGCAGACCCGTTACCCCAAACGCCTGTTGCAAAAGTAAGATCTCTAAGCCCATCAGCGGATATTCTAATTAAATTAGAACCAGCACTTCCTCCAAAAGTAGTAAAAAACCCACATACATAAATTTGTAGGTTATCTGGAGTAAAAGACATACCTTGAACACTACCATTTGCACCTCCAAAAGTATTAAAAGCTAAGTCTACTGAACCATCAAGATTAAATCTAGATATTCTATTTTTCCCCACACCATTTATTGATGTAAAATCACCTCCTATTAAAAGTTTTTTTGTTACAGGATCTTCTAAAATAGAGTTAGAGGAAAAAGCATTACCATTCATTGCAGTTGGCGGCTTAAAACTTGAATCTATAAGTCCATCATTTTTTATTTTAATTACATATTGTGCTTGAATTCCAGCATAAGATATAAAATTACCATAAGCATAAAAACCACCACCAGTAGCTTGATAAATATCAGCAATAAAATTATTAGTAGGTAAAAATATTCCAGGATTGTAAAAAGTTTTAAGAAGTTGAATTTTATCTGCTGTCTTATTTACAGTGATAACATCCTGTAAACTTTTTTTAACAAAGGGAATAGTTTTATTATCAAACCATTCTTTGGTTATTACTGATCTTTCTTCTAAATCAATTCCAACAATAGTAGAAAAAGGCAACGTAATAGTATTAACACCTAAATTAATTTTATTAGATTTAGTTATTAATCCTTCTTCATTTAAAGTAAGTAAATTAGTAAAAGTAATTGGAGGGCTTATTTTAACTAATTTATTAAGAGGTAAAAATACACCAAAAATATTATTTAAAGCATCAACTTCAATATGTCTTAACTCTTCAGTAGATGATAAAATCTCAGTTATTGCACCAGTTGTTTTAGAAATTTTATGAATTAAATTAGGAGCACCTGTTTCTGGTTTTCTTGATGTAGCTATTATATCTTCTTGAGGAGTAAGTGCAGTATAATAAGGTTGATTGCCAACAGGAAATGTAGCCAATGTTGAAAAAACTCCACTAGCAGATATTTTAGACAAAGTTCGAGTTGAATTTACACTTGCAAAGTATAAATTATTATCTTTATCACATAATGGTCTTGTCCACCAAGCAGTATTAGGAAAAGGTATATTAGATCTTACTTTATCAGGAGTCCATTTATCTGCACCACCAGGAGGATATAAATTTTGTACGTATAAATTATCTAAATTATCTAATTTAAAAGGAGCTTTATCATCACTAGTATAGCCATTAACACTGAAATTTAAATAAGTAGCTACAACTCCAGCAGGAGATATTTTAACAATTTTATCAGTGTCAAAGCTAAGTGAAGGAACTTGAGCAAATAAATTTCCTTGCTTATCAAATTCCAGAAAACTTACAAATTTTCCTGGAATAGCAAATACTGTTACTACACCACTTTGAGTCATTTTATATATAGTTCCTGAAACGTAATGTGATATAAAAATATTGCTATTAGCATCAATTACTAAATCAAAATGATCATCATTAAATGGAGTACTTCCTAATACACTACTAGTGCCATTAGTATTAACTTTATAAACTTTACCTCCTCTAGTTAATACATATGTAATTCCAGTAGTTTTATCTATTTTAAAAGCTCTAAGTTCAGATTGTATAGTAGCTGGTCCAGGTTCTAATATAATAAAATCTGAAATACTATATGCAGTAGTTTGTAAATTTTTTAATTGGGTAAAAGTCAATCCAGAATTTTCTAAAATACCACTATTAATAATCACAGGTTTTACTACAGAAATGTTGCTAATATTTTCTAAAATACTACTATCAACATAACCTCCATTTAAATATTTAGGTAAATAATTATTAGTACCTTGTGCTGCTGGTATGTCACTTAAAGTAGCTAAAGTGTAAACCCCTCCAGATTTTTTAGGAGCATAAAAGTAATTATTAGCATTTAAATCAGGATGTAATAAAAATGTGTTTTGAAAACTATCTCTAACAACATTAAAACCGTAAGTAGTTGGATCAAATGATGCTCTTTGAATTTCTCCAAACCAATCAATACTACCTGTAAAAGCAGCTACACCTATTCCTATAACAGTTTTACTTTTAAAAGGATTTGTTCCACTTGCATCTAATATAATATTTTTATCAATTGCACTATTTCCGTTAGTTAATACAGATTCTAAATTTTGATTTCCTCCTACAGCTAATAAACCTTGATTAACTGCATCAACTGTTGCATATTTAGTTCCAGTACCATCAAAAACTAAACTATTTTGTTTGTTAGAAATTTCTTCTTTATTTAATAAAGAAACCCAAGAACCATCTCCTCTTAACCAATTTGATAAATCAGGAGTGCCTATCATACCTAAATCTGCAATTTTAATTTTACCAGCCATTTTATGTTGTTGTTATTATGGTTATAGAAGACAAACTATTTAGATATTCTTCTTTTTTACTACTATATTCATTTTTAGCACATTCTCTTAAATGTAATATGTTTAAAGGAATATCTGTTCCATTTATAATTTTCCTTTCTATAGCTTCTTGCAATCCTTGAATATTAGAAATGCATTGACTACAATCTTCTCTAAGTAAGTTTATATTATATTCCACTTCAAGATCTGTCAAATTCTCAGTAAAATTTACAGGATTTCCACTTAATACATACTCTTTATATTCAGGATATAAAGGAGAACTTTCATTCATAGGAATAAACACATTGTTTTCATCTATTATATACCCACTTTTTGTTGAAAAATATTTCATAATTTAAATTTTATTGATCGGTTTCTATATACATTGAACAAATGTCTAATCCCACTGCTAATGCTGTTGCATTATTAGTTCGCCATGCTCTAGGAGTAAGTAATATAGTTGAATTAGAAATTTGTGTAGTTGGTGTTAAATTAAGCACTCCTGTTACTGTTACTTGTGTTCCTAAATTTTTAATTTCATACCCTATTCTACCAGCAAAGTTAGGATATGAAAATAATACAATATCCCAAGCGGTATTTGTTAATGTTGGTGCTCCTAATGCTGTACCCATAGGAATAGGAGTTTGTGCAATAGATCCTCCATAAAAAAAGTACCATTGTGTAGCATCAGTAGATAATTGTCCAAATCCCATTGCATTTAATAATGTACTTGGTTCAACATTAGTAGGAGAAGATACGTTACCGTGCATTCCTATAAACATTCTTGCTCCTGCAACAACAGCTGCATCTGAAATTACAATTCTTTCCATATAAGTAAACCCACCAAGACCTGTTCCATCCCCTGTAGTAAATTGAGACCCCGTTGCTGCATAAAAATGTCCACATAAACCTCCAGCAGTTGCTACTGAAACATAACCTAATCTTTTAATTCTTGTAGCAATATTTGTTACAGCAACGTTTCTTGTTGTAGCTGTACCAACAACAACTGCTGTAGAAACCCCTGTTTGTATAGGAGCTGTTGTTGCATTTCCTAAAGGTTGCCAATAAACTGCTCTGTTTCTTCCCCAATGAGGTTGTAATACAGAGTCTAAACCAGATGGAGCAATAAAAGCAGGAAGTAATCTTCCACCTACAGATCTAGCAAAAATAGATAATGCTCCTAATGGTGGTATTGGAGGAGTAACAACAGTAGCATTTAAATTTAAAGAATTATTTGTATCATCATAAATACAAACATCTATAATACTCCAAGCTCCTGCAACAGCAACACCTATACGAAGTGCTTGCCCTGGTAATAATATAAAAGGAAGATTAATAGCAAGTCCGTCTATAGTTTCCCCTGTTGCAGGATAAACATCTAATGTGTTTAAACCACTATTTACAACAGTAATCATATCACTTAAAACTGCAGATGGTAATATTACACCACTATCTAAAGGAGTAGTTGTTATTGTATTTACTTTAGCAGTTAATAATAACGCATTTCCTTGTACAGTCCCTGTTGCAGCTAAAGATGTATTATAAGTAAAACTATACCCACCACCACCAGCACCAGATGTACCAGAAGTACCTGTTAACCCTGAACTACCCGAAGTACCAGCAGTTCCAGAAGTTCCAACAGCACCTGTTAATCCAGAAGAACCAGATGTACCTGTAGTTCCACTAATTCCGCTAGTTCCAGAAGTACCAACAACACCATTTACACCATTTGTTCCACTAGTTCCACTTGTACCTGTACCTCCATTTAAACCAGAAGTTCCAGATGTTCCAGTAGTACCTGATGTGCCATTTACACCTGTTAAACCACTAGTTCCTGTTGTACCTGAACTACCACTAGTTCCTGTAAGCCCTGATGATCCAGAGGTTCCCGATGTACCAAGACTAAGACCTGATGAACCACTTGTTCCAGTAGTTCCTGACGTTCCACTAGTACCAATTGCTCCATTAATCCCAGAAGTTCCACTAGTGCCACTAGTTCCTTCAACACCGTTAATACCACTAGTCCCTGATGTACCAGTAATACCAGAAGTTCCACTTGTACCGCTAGTACCACTTGTACCTACAATTCCATTAATACCACTTGTACCAGATGTGCCAGATGTTCCTGTTACGCCATTAATTCCACTAGTGCCAGATGTGCCACTAGTTCCATTTACTCCAGAAGTACCTGAAGTTCCTGTTGTGCCACTTGACCCTGATACTCCATTTATTCCAGAAGTACCAGAAGTACCACTTGTTCCAGATATACCAGAAGTACCTGTTAATCCACTTGTTCCATTAACACCAGAAGTGCCTGTTAAACCAGAACTACCAGATGTCCCTGTTGTACCACTTGTTCCTAAAACACCATTAACACCACTTGAGCCACTTGTGCCTGAAGTTCCAGAAGTACCAGAAATTGCACTAGTTCCTGAACTACCACTAGTTCCTATTAATCCATTAAGTCCAGAAGTTCCTGATGTGCCATTACTGCCAGTAATTCCACTTGTTCCAGTAATTCCACTTGTTCCATTTAATCCAGATGTGCCAGAGCTTCCAGAAGTTCCATTAGAACCTGCAGGTCCTTGAGATCCAACAAAAATATTACTTCTTACATAAGAAACACTGTTTGTTCCATCGTAAGTTAAACATATATTTCTTGGACCACCACCTGCAGTTTTTAATGCAAAATATTTAACAATTAATCTATCAGTAGTTAATAAAGTAAATCCTGGTTGTGTTATTGTAGAAGTATAAAGAGTTGTAACAAGCCCCATTATATCTCCTGTAGATCCTGAAAATAATTGAGTTTCCGTTCCACCTAAATCTCTTTTATATACACGAATAACTATTTCATTAGTTCCTCCAGAAGAATCAATATTAGCATATGTTCTAAATACCCATGGACCTGCTGGAATTTCCTCAACTCCTGGTTTACCTGATATTGTTACAAAAGATTGAATTAAAACTTCTCCACTAGACGTAGTTATAGACTGACAATTTGTTATTTCTGTATTAACAGGAACAAAAAGTCGTAAATCTTTATAAGGAACAATATCAGAATTGACATTGTGTAAATACCAAAATTGAGGAATAGCCTGGTCTCCATTTAAACCAGAAGTACCTGCACTTCCACTAGTACCACTAGAACCACTAGTACCACTAGATCCACTGGATCCTGCAGTACCACTACTGCCTGTTGTTCCAGACGTAGCAGATGTTCCAGATGTTCCTGTTGTACCAGATGTACCTGTTGTACCACTTGTGCCATTTAAAGCAGAAGTTCCTGAAGTTCCATTTGTACCATTTATAGCGGATGTTCCTGATGTACCATTTATTCCAGAGCTACCAGATGTTCCTGAACTTCCAGATGTTCCAGTAGTTCCATTAATACCAGATGTTCCTGAAGTACCATTAATACCTGAAGACCCACTAGTTCCAGTTGTTCCTGAACTACCTGATATACCATTAGTTCCATTTACAGCACTAGTTCCACTAGTTCCTGTTGTACCTGAAGTACCATTATTTCCAGTTGAGCCACTTGATCCACTTGTTCCACTTGTTCCAGTTGTTCCACTTGTTCCAGTTAAACCACTACTTCCTGACGTTCCTGAAGTGCCTGTAGTTCCACTAGTACCATTTGTTCCGTTAATTCCATTAATACCACTAATTCCACTTGTTCCTGATGTACTACTAGTCCCAGAGGTTCCATTAGTCCCTAAAACAGAAATTCCACTTGTACCAGAAGTTCCTAGTGTTCCATTAATTCCTGAACTTCCTGAACTTCCTGAAGATCCTCCATCTGTTGATACATTGTAATAAACAAATAAAGATTGAGAAGGGTCAGGAGCAGTAACCATAGTTATTGTATTTCCTAAAACTGTATAATCTATTCCATTATATTGTGTAACACCATTTTGAATTACTATAACTGCTGCTGGATTGGTAGGAATCTCTAATAAAGTAAAAATTTTATTAACACCATCTATAATTCCAATAGGAGTTTCTGATTTTGTAATACTTGAACTTCCAGAACTTCCTGACGTTCCTGTTGTACCAGATGTACCATCAAATCCTTCTTTACCATTAGTTCCTGATGTACCATCAATTCCTGAAGTACCTGATGTGCCAGTTAAACCACTAGAGCCACTTGTTCCAACAGATCCGCTTGTTCCTGCTGAACCACTTGTTCCATTAACGCCACTACTACCAGAAGTTCCATCTGATCCATTTATACCACTAGTACCATTTATACCAGAAGTTCCATCTACTCCACTAGTCCCATCTACTCCAGTGGTACCATCTAAACCATTAATACCTGATGTACCTGATTCACCAGAAGTTCCACTAGTGCTAGATAATCCTGAAGAACCAGAAGTTCCTGCAGAGCCTGAAGTTAATAAAGCAAGATCTATTTTTTCTAATGCTGTCTGAAAAGAATCATTAGTATTAATACCTGTATAAATAAGATTAGCCCCCTCGTAAAAAACGCATTGGGAGCTAAGAATTATTGGGCAAGCATCTGGTGTACAAATTATTGACATCTATATTTTTATTAAATTGTTATTGTCTTGATTGAGTAGTCACTTTTATTCCCATTTCTTTTGCATATTCTGGAGCTACATAAGGTAAAACTTCTGTTTGAAGTTGTGACAGAATTGGTACAAGGCTAATGACAGCTTTTAAACCATGTGCTTTTTTGTGGTCTTCTGTAAATTCTTTTGCAACTTGCATTATAACTCTTTCTGCTTTTGAAATTAAACCTAAAGAAGGTAAAATAGAACCTTGTGTCATACTTTGAAAAGATACAGGACTGTAATAAAAAGTAATTTCATCTGTAATTTTATTAATCATTTTTAAAACAAACTTGTATTGATTCTTTGTTATCTTACTTTCATCTTCTGGAGGATCAACAATTTTTGCTGTTAATATAATACCCATCATAGAAAACAAAACACCTAATTCTTTCATTTCATTACTTAATTCTTTTCTTACTAAGTCATAAAATTCTTCTTGAGTAATTTCTAACTCTTGCCCTGTTTTAAGAAAATATTCTCTTTTCTTATTTTCAAGCATTTCATCTAAAATTTTTAATCCTTCTTCTGTTCCTGAAATAATATCACGCATTTTGCTAATATTTCCTAATCCCAGTTGTTGCCAAGTTTTAAAAAAGAGTCTCACTCTACCATATTCCCATTCTCCTAATTGAGAATTTTTATCTATATCAGTTATTCTGTCTCCAAGTAATTTAGGCATCCACGTTTTAAACATCATAAAAGAAGAAAAAATAGCATCTCGTCTATATCCTGCTTTATTATCTGTATTCATTTGCCCATTTAGTTTTCTTCCAAATTCAACAATGCTTGTTCTAAATTTAGCTAATTCTTCTAAACTAACACCAGGAATTACCACTTCATTGTTTTCAATTTTAGCAAGAGTTAACAAAGACTCTTTTTTCATTTCAGCAGCTCTAGCCTCAAAAGAATCTTCTAATGTTTTTCTATCTTGTTCAGACAATGTATATTTAGTTTGTCTGTCTTTTTCTTTAAGAAATTGTCTAATATTAACAATTTTACCGTTAACAATAGTAGAGTTTTCTATAAAAGATAAAGCATTTGCTAACTGTAATTTCTTTTCAGGAAAAGCATTTGTAATCATCATCACATCACTAAAAGACCATGTAGATAAATAAGCACTTATCCCTTGTTTTTTTGCTATTTTTCTTCTTTCTTCATCAGTAATGTTATCATTTAAAGGAACAAATAAATCTAACAAGCCTGTTTCAATTTCAGAAATATTTCCAACAGTAACTCTTGCATTGTTTCTTTCAAATTGTCCCCATGTATACACTCCTCCAGAATTAATAAACATTTGAAATTGGTTACCAAACCAGTTAGCAATAGCAATTAACGGTTTTAAACCTACAGCAATTGCTCTTGTGTATGTATCAAGATTGTGTATTGTTTTTTTTACGTTAGTAGAATACTTAGCTTTTTGTTCATCTGTTTTTCCTGCTTTATTTGCAAATGCTGTAATTCCTTTATTAAAAGTTGTTCCCAAGTCTTGTCCTAAATTATACAAAGCATCTTCAGCTATCACTTTCATAATATCTGCATTTTTGTTTTCGTTCTTGTTTACTTTAGGGTTCATAGAACTATCAAAAATAACTTGATTGTTTTCATCTAACATTAAAGAACCTTTTGCTTTTTCCACTTCCAATAAAACTTTAAAAGTATCTTCTAATGAATCAGCTTTTTCATAATCTAATAAAGCTTTTATCCATAAAGCTCCCACTCTATTTAAATCAGTAGATAATTGTCTTACTTCTTTATCTGTTCTTGTAAAGTATTTAGGTATTGCTCTTACTGGTTGACCAGTTTCAGGATCAATTTTTGACATACCTTGCTCTTCATTGATTTTAGTAGTATACAATCCTCTAAAAACATCTGCAGTTTCTGATAAAACATTAGAAGCAGACCCCATTTTTTGTAGAATAGTAGCTTCAATTAATGGAAAAAAAGAAGAATCTCTTTTATTAAAATATCCTATTTCTTTTGCTTTTTCATTTAAATTTGTAAAGTACTCCCACATGTTAAGAGCATGCTCTCTACCCTTTAAAGTTTTATATTCAGGAGAATAATGTGGTTCTTCAATTATTGTTTGTTTAAACAGCTCATTAAAATAATAAGAATCATATCCATTAAAAGTTGGAAGATCAATAAAAATTTCATTACGAAGATTTTTTAATCTGTATTCTTTTATACTTTCATTCTCTTCTTCATCAGCAGAAAATGTAGTGTTTTCAATAGTAGTAGAGTTAGCTAAAAATAATTCATTTGCTAATCTTTTATATTCTGTTTTATTTATATTGTCTAAGAAAAACTGTTTGTTTTTATTTTCTTTAGCATCTGAAACATCTTTGTAAAATTTAGGATCAAGTTTTTTAATTAAATTTAAACCTGTTTCACTCATTGTTCCAATTAAATCAAATGCTTTTTTACCTATTTTTGATGCTTCTTCTTCTAAAGGAACTAATAGTTTTCCAAAAGTATCCATTTGTTTAGCATATGCAATGTTAACTAAAGACCCAGCATTTATATTTAAATTTGCTACAAGTTTAATTAACTTAGCAGACAGCTTAGATGCTTCTTCCCATGTTTTAGAAAACCCACTAATAGCTACTTCAGGTTTTAAAGCACTTTCTGCATTGTCTACAATACCTTCTTTTACAGCAAGTTGCCCAGCATATATTCTCATAAGATCTATAATCTTATTTTGCATAATTTTTGTAGAGTCTGTAGCGTATTTTAATCTTTGTAAAGTTTTTTTGTTTTCTGCTGTTAGACTTTCTTTAGGGTATTGTGATAAAAACACTTCATCCATAGAAGCAAACTTTTCTCCACTTTTTTGATAATCTAGTAAATTTTGTAAGTGTGCTTTTATTTCACCCTTAGTCATTGTTGAATAATCTGCATTTTGAAGACTGTCTATAGTTTGTTTAGCACTATTTAAAAATTCTTCAGCTACAGTGTATAAAGGAGCAAAGTTTAATTTAATTTGTAAGTTACGTATAGCAGCACTTAATTGATTTAGTCTTATATCCTTTGCAAACTTGTTTTCTCCTTTAGGAGCTTTGTAAAGTTTTTCATGATATGCTTGTAAAGATTTTACAAGATCATCCACTTCACTGTTTCCTGTAGTTTCAGAAGCACTAGGAACAGGTAATAAATATAAATTTGTTTCTTTAAAAACATCTAAATTTCCTATTTCTAATGAAACAGGTATTGTAGATTGTTGCCCAGTTATTGACAAAGCTGAATCATAGTTTAATATAAACGGAACCATTCTAGTCTTACCTAATTGATTTGTGCTTACACCATTGTCTCTATCGATTTTTACATACTCTCCCATTTGAGGAACCCAAACTTCTTGTTTGTACCAAGGAATATCAGTTTCTCTTGTTTTATCAATACTTGTAAACTTCCAGTCTAAAGTATCTACTTTCATTTGCTCAGTACCATCTTTTGCTGTAACAGGATAAATTGCTTTAAAATCCACAGTGGAACCAAGCATGCCTTCTTCTTTAAAATTAACAACTTTAGATTCAATTAAAAACTTTGTTCCTGCAGGATAAGAACTAATCAAGCCTTGAGCAAATTGTCCAAGTTGTATTTGTAAAGCAGCAGATAAATTACTACTAACAGGCACTGAAGTAAAAGCTTTTTTATTTCCTTGCTTGTCTATAAGATTTTCTACTATATATTTTTCAATAAATTTGTGTCCTTCATCACCCCACATTTTTTTAGCTTCATCTAAAACTTTTTGTGCATCAGTTCTTTCTTTTTTAAATTTACCTTTTTTGCTTGTTTTTATTTTTTCTGTAACAGTTTTTGCAACTCTTTCTCCATCATAAGTGTAATGTCTATCATCTGGATTAGCATCTTGGAGAACTAATCTACTATTCATATCACGATACTTTTCATAAAGAGTATCTATACTTTCTTTTACAGAATCTGTTATCTGAAAATAGACCCCCCCCGTTGATTGTAAATCATTAACAGTTCCAGATTCAGCAGACATAATCTGTGTTGCTGCTTCTTCAAATATACTAATATTAGATTTTCCGTAAACACCACGAATAAAATCAAGAATGTTTTGCCACCACCCTTGTATAGTTGTTCTAGTTTCAAGAGCCATAAGCTCAGGAAACTCTGTAGAGCCTTCGTTTTGAAAGATTATCACTTCAGCTATAAGTTTATCTACAGCTTCTTTTTTAATCTTTCTAATGTCAGGTTTGCCATTAGGCAACTGGTAGTTTTTATTTCCTTTGTAAGCATCAAGGGTCCTTTTGTAAATTGCAAACTTATCAATTTGACTAATTAATCTTGTAACAACACTTGGATTTGTTTGCTCTAATATACCAGTAGCAATGTGAACCATTTCTTCTGTAAGAGTTACATCTTCTTTTCCTTGTGCAATAGCTATAATACCATGAACAAGATCTGCTACACCATTAACATTTTTAATACTAACACTAGGATTTCCTTTAGCATAATCAGTTAAAGTTTGCATACCAATACCCATTTTAGTAGCAGCAAGTTTAACTTTTTCAATAGTTTGAGTAGAAGCTGTTGAAGCAGGTATATCTTCTACTTGATAGTTTATATTATTTTGGCTATCAATTTTTTTAAATGCTTCTTTATTAGGAATAGCTTTATTGTCTTCTTCATAAAACAGATTCCCTATAATGTCAAATCTTTTTTTAGCATCTGCAGTCCATTCTTTATTTAATTTCCTAAACAAATTTCCATCTACAATGTTTCTATATATATCAATGGCCCCCTTAGTTCGTAAGGAGGCTTTTGATGATGCTTCTGCTGTTTTGAATTTTTTCTTATCGTTACAACTCATGGTTTATTTATTAAAATGGAGTACAAGAGTCATCGTTAAGTTCTTCTTGCCAAGTTTCCTCAATTAATTCTTGAGATGTTGTTAAAGTTTTGCCTAACTGTGATTCAACATGTTTTCCTATTATGCTAACAAATTCGTTTAAAACTTCATTACTAAGTTCTGCATATCTTTTTTCGATTGCTGCAGTTCTAGTAGCATTAGTTGAAATAGCCATATTTAATTTTGCAAACTGTGCAACTTTAGGGCGTAAGTCTATTAATTTTTGTTTATCCTCAGAACTTATAAAATCAAACTCATTAAAATCTACATCCATCAACACTTGCATGTTATCTGAAACTTGTTTAATAGAATCTTTAAATGAATTTAATCTTCCAACTGGACGAGTTCCTTCATAATAATTAGAAGGTAATACTAATCTAGTAAATCCATATGCATCTAATCTTTCATTTAGTCCTACAATGTCAGTTCCTCCTTGTGGAATACCACTTACTTTTGAAACAACTACAACATTATAAAAATGTCTACTTTGTGTACCATTGATAAAATTCTTAGAAAATTTATTATCTCTTTCAAATTCTGCCCAATCTGTAAATCCTTCTCCTTTTGCAAGATCATCTTTAGCCATTGTACTTCCTGCTATAAATCTAATAACATCTCCAACAACTTTTCCCATTCCAAGGGGAGTTAATGTAACTTCAGTACCATCAGGAAGCGTGTATGTTCCTGATTGTAATTCAGTACTACGATTAGTTATAGTTTTAGTACCAGCTTTTATTTTAGCAATATTGTCTGGTTGCATTTCTAATCTACTTTTTGCAGCAACAACTGCAGCTGATGCAACACGTGCTGCTTCTTTAGCTGCTGCCATTATAGCAGGGTCTACAGTTTGTGTAGGTTGTTCAACAGAAAGACCTAAAATGTTTTCTATAACAGAATCTTCAACCTCTGCTGACGTTAGCAATTTTCCTGTAGCATCTCTTGTTTCTATTACTTTATCATATCCATTATCTAAAGCAGATTCTCTTTTAGTATCATAAAATTCCTGAGCTCTAAAGGAATCTCCCCAAGCATTGATGGCTTTAAACAAAAACTTTCTTGTTATTTTACCAGTCATTTTGCTTTCAGTCACTTGCATTAATGGAACTTTTTCTCCTTTATCATTAGTTGTATAAACTTTTTGTAAAAGTACTCTGTGAATATGAGAGTAATCACCCACTTTTCTTCTTCTTGCTTTTTCAGCTTTTCCAACATACGTTTCAGAACTATAAGTAATAAAATCATTTCTTCCTTCTGATGTAAACGGAGAAATAGCAATTATTTTAGGGAGTTGCCCTTTTTTTACTGCATCTTTAAGCTTTAAATCAATACTTTCATCAGGATTATAAAGCCTATCATCATACATACTTTGTAATAATTTTGCTCTTCTTACAGGAACAATATCTGTATTACTATAATTTTCTCTTTCAAACACATTTAGGTTACTAAATTCTGCTAAGTTACTAATATTTTCTAAGTTAGACAATGTTTCATTGTATATTTTTTGAAAATCATTGTAAGGAAGTAATGTAGTAAATGATATTTTAGATTTGTTTAATCCAGATTGTAATAAAGCAACTCTAACTAGCTGAGCGTAAAGGTCTTTGTTCTCAGATTTTAAGTGTTCTCTTAATTCATTAAATCCATATATTACTAAATTTTGATCATAAACTTTATTATCCCTACCTGCTAAATATAAGTTATTAACTTTTCCTTGATTTTCTCCTGAATCCATTTTAAGAGAGTTAACTATTATGTTTCCAAATAAAGGATGTTCAGTATTTGGTTTGATTCCTTTTAATTCATTTCCAAGAATAGTATCAATATAATCTATTATTTTAACTGAAGATGATTTCTCTGTTTCAGATCCTAATAAAACTGATTTTATGTTTTGAACAAATTCTGGAGAAGTTTGTATTGCCCAGTCAAACATATCATTTACAGCTTTTTGAGAAACCTTTACAAAGTCTCTATCATTTAAATTTACATAAGGTAATAAAACACTTTCCATCACTGCTCTTATTTTTGGCTTATCAGATATTAATATCTGAGCAAACGCATCTCTAAAATCATTAATAGTTTCTGTTAATGGACCAACAAATGAACTTTCTAATATGTCAGTTACAGACGATATAATAGTTTTTTTAGCTCTCTCAAGTTGAATTCTTTTTTTAAATACTAAATATGGATCATTAAAGTTTGCTGTATCATGGTTTGTACCTTGTGTTACATTAAACATGTGTGAAGACATCTTAGCATATTTTAAAAACTCTTTCAAGATATATTGTTGTTGAAGTTTTTGTACATCATCCATGTTATCTCTGTTTTCCTTCTTATTAAAAGGAAGCATTTTATATAATTCTTGTTCAGAAGGAATACCTAAAACTTCCATTACTTTAGTAGTTTTGTATTCATCCATAGTTTCAGTGGCTATACTATCAATAAACAACCAAGAGTATCCTTTGTTTTCTATATTAGCAAGATAATCTCTAATGATTGGTTGGTTCATAAAATATGCAACAGTTTTAATTGGCACACCAAGATCTGATAAAAATAACCAAGTGCTTGTAACGTTTGGTGTAGCTCCAAGTTCCATAATCCATGGTCCTTTTGAGATATCCACATATCCATCAATAAACATTCCATTTACATCAGAAATAAAATCACCTGCAGCATCTTTTATTCTAGAAAGAATAGGTCTTCTTTTTCCATTTACCATTGCTGAGTTATATTCTTGAAAATTAATATTAGGATTTGTAGCAAAAACATTACTGTTTGTAGTTCCTCCTAAAATAATTTTATCTGCATCATCAATTAAATCTCCATTTAACCGATCTAAATCTATATAGGTAAGTGATCTTTGTCTTTGTGCATGTCCTGTTTGTGCAACAGCAGCAATACCAATAGCTTGTTTACCAGAAACAAAAGCATGTCTAAGCCCAGTCATAAACTTTCTGCTTAACATATTTCCTACTGATGTATAATCTATTTTTACGTTACCCATTTGTTTTTGAATATCTTCAGATAAAGCTTTTAAACTTGACGCATCATTAGGTTTAACAAGACTAGCAAAGTTAGACTCATGCGATACTAAATTTTCAAGAGATTGAATATATTCATTTTCTAATGATTTTTTGTAAAGAGTGTCAATTACATCTTCTCTTTGTGTAGAATATTCCTCAGGAAACATACTTTCCATAAGAGCGTCTTCCATACTACCTAAAGGTAATGAATCTTTTATTCCTGCTACATAATCATCAAAATAACCTGCATCATACAACTTACCATATTGTTCTTTTGCTTTATCACCAATACCAAAAAATGGTACAACTTTTAATCTTCCTGCATTGTCAGAAAATAAATTCTTTAAATACATAGACAATTTATCAATATCAAAATCCGATCCTGCTTTCTTTACAAGAGCAGAAGGTATAATTACTGAATCCCCAAATTCTTTTGGCAAGAATTTTTTAATTTTAAATACATCAATAGAGTTTTGTTTTTGAGTAGGAATACGATATGCAATTCCTGCTAAAGCAGCTAGCTCTTTTTGTCCTTCTGGACTGTTATTAAAATATGCTAAAAGTTCTGCATCCGTTTTCTTAGATTTGAACCATCTACCAACCATAACTTCACAATAACGTTTTCCATCTTCATCCTCGTAAAATTTAAGTACATCAGAAGAGTAGACAGGCTTACCATTAAGTTCTCCTGTTACAACTCTGTTTTCTTCAAGTAATGCAGAAGACACTTGTACTTTCATTCCTCCTGATATTTTAGGACGAACAATGTTTTTATCTGCAATAGAGTAAAGAATGTTTCTAATTTGTTGGTACACAGGAGTAGCTTCAAGAACAACATGCCCTTTTTCAAAACCTTCAAATGCATCTAACAAGTTATAATTAACTTCTCTTTTAATAATTTCGTCTCTTAATGTGTCAATAAGTTTTGTTCTATCTTTAATTGTATATTGTTTTTTCCCATCTACAGTGGATTCTACTAGTCCCAGTTTTTTTAATAAAGAGTTATATCCCTCTATTGTCTTTGCTTCAAGAAGTGCTTGGTTATGTTTAATTTCTTTGTATAAAGGAGATGCAATTTCTTTTGCTTCTTCTGTACCTACTTCCATCCATGCTGCAAACCTAAGATCAAAATCTTCAATTTTTTTTCCTTCTTTATCAAAAATTTTAAAATCAACTGGTACACCAGCTTCTAAAAAGTCCATGGTTGCAAGTTTAGTTATCTGAGACCCTTGTGTAACCATAGGCGTGTCTTTAGAAGGCACTTCAGACTGAACAGCAACAATAGAGAAAGGAATTTTACTAACTGCTCTAAGATCACTTGTTTTAAGAGTACCATCTAGTTCTTCTTGAGATTGAAAAGGAGTTTCATCAAATGCACCTGTTGAGGTGTATAAAGGAGAAACTTTTTCTGTTCCCACTTTACTACCAGAAGCAAACACAGCATAATCAATATCCTCTTTTTGCATCTTATTATAAAGTTTAATTGCATTAGAGTTAGGATTCATTATGTGTAAGATTCTAAAAGATAATGGTACCAATGCAAACTTATGCAAAACAATATCATTATAATTTCTTCCATTATCTTTACTTCCTCTAGTAATAGGTTTGATAGGAGTGTATGTACTTTTTATTTCAGGGTTTCCTGCTTTAAATAATACTTTTTCTTCATCAGACAATTTAATTCCTTTAACATTCTTTTCATAAGCAATGTCAAACATGTATTGTCTTTCATTAGCCTCAGTCCATGACCCATCTCTTAATTTAAAAACTCTATTTGCTTTTAATGTAATGTATCCACCACCATCTGTTTCTTCATAAGCATCATCATAATCTTGTAAATCATTTACACTTAATACATCTTCTGCAGTTATAGTTCTAAAATGGTCTCTTAACATATCTGTATGACCAATATCTCCTTCTGCATATCCTTTATCTTCATTGTAAAGTTTATTAAGAGAAGTGTTAACAACAGAAGAATTACTAATTAAAGGTTGCCCAGGAGAATTAAAGTTTTTAATACGTTTTAATTCATCTTTATATTGGTAAGGATCTGAATAAATAATTTTGTGTAACTCTATGTTAGAAATCATATAATTAGCTGCCAACAATCTTAACTCCTGTAACAATGTTTCAGGTGTTAAATTTTCCATTTCATTAAATAACAATTCTTTAACTACAAAACCATCTTCTGTATATTCAGTTATTTGATATTGTGCTAACAAGTCAGCAGTTTCATTTGCTTCTTTTTCTATAAAAGCTTGAACAGCTGCATCTATTTTAGCTTGATACCCTTTAAATGCAGCACCTTTTCCATAACCATAATAAAGTTGTTCTGCTGAATACTTAGAGTTAGCAGTAGACATTATTTCATTGTGTAATGCATCTCCTAAAATAGATTTAAAAAAACGTAAATCTGTTGTGTTTCTTCCTTTTACTGAAGGAATGTTTCTTTTTTCTTTTGCTAAATTTACTTCAGCAAAAAAGTAATCTCTAAAAATTTCTTTATGTTTGTCTAACTTGTACGTAGCATTACTAACAAATGGAGAATCGGCAGTGTGCATCTTAACAAAATATTCTAATGACGCATCCCCAGGAACAAGATTTGCATACTTTCCTGATATGTTAAGATTTATTTCTTGAACAATTCTTTCTTTAATAGATTGTTTAGAAGATTGTTTTTTCTTACCAGTAGATTCATTGTTAGTACCATCAATAATAGTAACTTTTAATAAATCATTAGTTCCTTGTTTTCTACCACCATTACCAATAAGGTCAAACATTTTTCCAAGTAATACAGAACCTTTAGTAAAACTGTCAGTTAATAAATATTTGTAAGCAGTACCGTCTAATTCACTAATACTCTTCATTTTAGAAAGAGTGTTATGTAAATCACTAACAACATTAGTTCCAATAAATGTTTGAGACCTTTCACCATTAATATTAAAGTAAGTACTCTCATGATCAGGTTTATCTAATATAGCTAGTACAACACTTAACTGACTAAGACGTTTGTCAATATTTAATGTTCTTGCATTTACAACTGTTATAGCAGAATCTCCTTCTGTTTGTTTACCATTTGCATCTGTAATCATTTGAGGATCTCCTATTACAACAAGAGATTCTTTTATTTTAGTAACAGCTTCAAAAAACAAAGCACGTTGTGTGTCATCTAAATTAAACTTAACATCTCTTAATGTAATATTAATTCCAAGGTTTTTTAAAAAATTTACATAACCTTCTGGAGCTTTTACATTAAATTCTGGTAATGCTTTTAGTTTAGCTGAAGCATAAAATTTATAATTTTCCTTATTATAAGTAAAGAAAGGTGATTGATCTTGTTTAATTGTTTGAGACATTTTACTAATCAATTCTCTTTTTTGTTGTTTTGATGCATTGTTAAGAGTAGTGTCTCCAATAACAACAGACCCATCTCCTAAAACAAATACAGTTACAATATCTGCATTTTGTTTTTTCATAGATTTCCAGAAAGATGCAATCAATTGAAAGTCATGTGCTTTAATATCAGCTAGATTTAATGTAGTGCCAGGTTTTTTTCCTGTCATTCTTGAATACAATAAAGAATAGTTGTCATTCTTCATAGCCATTCCATTAAGTTTTTTAAACATGTCTTCAATATTAACAGAGTTGTGTAACTCACTAACAAGATCTATGTAAACTTTATCTGCAGGCAATAATGTTCTACCACCAATAGATGATGGTTTGTTCTTTAAGACACCGTCTATTAGTTGTTTTTCTGGAAGTGTTCCTAACATTAACTTAATAGCACTATTTGATTTTCTAAATGAATCAATCTTATCAGCACCATCGTATTCTCCTTTACCAGTAGTAGAAGCAGAATCATCTTCTAAAACAATCTCATCATTTTCATCAAAGTCTACTGAGTAAGATTTTAAATTAAGTACATGCTCTTTAACAATATTATCCCATTGTGCAGAAACTGTTCTGTAAAGAGTTGTAAAATTATTAGCACCTATAATATCATCAGCTGAAATTGCTGTAGTTCTTTTTATTGAAATTAAGTTTAAAACTTCTGCTTTTAACCTAGTATATAATTCTGTTTTATTAATACTTTCTATAGTGAACACACTCTTATCATCTTTAATCATGTTTGCTAGAGTTGAATAAGTCATGTGTTGTATAATGTCATGAAATTGTACTTCAGGAATTCCTACAACACGAAATGCAGAAGTAGCATCCCCAGTAGCATTAGCTACATCAATGATTCCTTTGTTAGCATAGGAAAGCCCACTAGTATAAGGATTATAGTCTTTATAGTATCCATTACCTATTTTACTAAATAATTTTTGTGTATTGCTCAATGCTGCCTCACCTGTAAAAAATTCCTTTATAAACGCAACAAGTTCACTAAACATTCTTGATATAAGAGAACCTCCTTTTTTTCTGTCAGCAATTTTGCCTGTCATAACAAAGTCTCTAAATTCTTCAGCTAGCTCTTCTTTTAATTGTTCGTTTGTTGCTACACTATATGCAATTCTTTCTCCTGTAAACCTATCAATGTAAGTTCCTTTTCTATCTCTAAATTCATCTATAATTGTTTGTTTATCAGCAGGACCTGTAAACATTTTCCACACTGCTTCAAACACTTCATGGTAAGCTGTACCTGCTTCTGCATTCTCATAAATATATATAGCACCATCATGTAACATTCCCCAAGCTTGTCTACCATTAGTAGCTTGAATAATATTCTTCACTCTATATACAGGAACGTTTGGAAAGTTTGCTTTTATAAACTCTTCAACTTGTGCCCAGTTTTCTGGAGGAATAGTTTGTGATACATACTCTTGAACTAATCTATAGTTATCATCATTTACAGGAGTAGGAGGAGGAATGTCATCACCAGCATCTAAAACTGTAACAGGAGCTGCTTGTCCAACTGGAGGATCAGCAACTGCTGGTTGATTAGGCATTTGTGAAGCTTTTACAAAAGGTTCAACTTTTGCTTCTATAGATTTTATAAATACACTAGCAGCTTTTTGTTGTGCAATATCTCTTTGCTGTTCTTCTGTTTTATTCATATCTGCTGGTGCCACTGGATATGTTAATGACAGTTTTATAATAGCAGGCAGAGTTTGATCTAAATCTAAAGTAACTTTTCCTGTTGGAGCGATAGTAAAAACAAGGTTTCCAAACACAGGATGAGAAATAGTATTAAGACCATCCATTACAAAAACAGGAGTTACAGGAGCTGGCCTAGTTAAAGCATCGTATTCTGCAACTAATGCAGTTAGACCGTTAGCATCATCCCATGCTTTCATTGCAGCATCTAGAGCTTCAAGAGTTATTAACTGTTGATTAGAATCTCTAATTGCTTTCTGAACTACTTTATCATTTTTTCTTTCATTAACTAACACATTAATTTTTTCAGCTAATATTTCTGCTGGACTTTTTTGAGTAGCTTTTTCAGCAGCTTTATCAGCAGCTTCTTTTTCTTCTCTATATTTCTTAGCTAAAGATTTTTTTATTACACTATAAGCAAAATTTATTTCATCTTGAGATGTTCCAGTAGACTGTATTTCAATAGCAGGTAAAGATTTTTCTTTATTGACCTCTACATTAAATGCAGCATCTATAGTAAAATAAACATTACCAATAGTTGCATTGTTATATATATTTTCTGTTACTCCATCAAACACAACAGTACTTGCTGTAGGTGTAGGGGTAACAGTAGGTGTAACAGTAGGTGTAACAGTTACAGTCACTGCAGGTTTAGTTGCTGTAGGTGCTGTTTTTGTTCTTACAGGAATATCAAATCTTTCTTTATTACCATCTAATGTAAAATAAATAGCTTTTCTATTAGTAGGTTGATCTTCTGATATAGGTCTAAATTGTGTAGCCAAAGGAATTTCTTTAGCTGATCTATTCTTTCCATCAGGAGTTTTATTAGATAATAAGTAAGATTGATAGTTTTGCCAAACAACTTTGTTAACACTACCATCAGAATTAACTCCAGTTATTTGTATATAAGGAATGTTAACAGCATCTGATTTATTAACAACAGAAGAGTTTGTATTAAGATACATGTTGTTTAACAAATAAAGAATGTCAGTTTTTCTTTCAAGAAGTCCACTAGGTGTAAAGTCAAAAGCTTTTTGAGAGTCTTTATTTAAACCAGACATAAAAAGTTTTTGAACCATTTTACCTTCTTCGTTTTGAGCAGACTCAAACCAAATGTTATTATACCCAGCATCTTTTCTTCTACCATCAGGATATTTTGCAATTCCCCAGTATACCACTGTTTTTAACCAGTCAAATAATTCTTTTGAATCTTCAGAAATTTCTCCCTGTTTCATTGTGTTCTTTGTAATTTGTAACATTACATCAAACATTGTTTCAGCCTCAGTAGAATTAAACTTTCTATTAAAAAGTTTAGCCATACCAACACCTGCAATTCTTAAGAATACTCTACCTTTTGGAGATTCAAAAATAACATTGTTTTCATCAACAGTATCTCCTGTTGATGCCACCTCAACCACTTTATTTTGACGTAAAGTATCTTGAGTTATTAATCCTGCGTCTTCTGCAGATGTTCTAGCATCAGAGGGTACAGTTGTAATTCCTTTTGAATCTGTTGTAGTAACCAATTCAGGTATACCAAAAGAAGCTGTGATAGCTTCTGAATAAGGAGCGTCTGTAAGAGCTAATTGTTCATCTCTCCATTCTTTATATCTTTTTTCTAAGACAGCTACATCATCAGGATGAGTGTCATCTCTAAACATTGAACCATAAACTTTTTGTCCTGCTGCGTTGTAATAATTTCCTTTTAATTCAGCTGCAGGAAACACTTGATAAATACCATTATTAATAGCATCACCACCTTCAGGAATTCTAACTCCTTCTTGGTCAACAGGAAATCCTTCTTCATCAGTCATAACTAATACAATAACGTCATCATTACTATATTTAGCTCTATCTTTTGCAGATAAGTCTGACATTAAATGTTCTACAAGACCAGGTATAACATCGTTTTCTGTTTTATTTGTAACAACTTGTCCACGGATCTCATCTCGGTTTTTAAACGTATGTAAGTTATTACCAAATATATTAGCTCTCTTTTGATGAGGTTTACCATCATCAACAGGTTTAGTACTAGTTACCACCTGCATATCAGTTTTTTTAGGAGCAGCTTCATAAGGTCTAGTTCCAAAGAAATTTTGAACACTGTTCATGAGGGTTCCAAGAAATGATTTTTTTAATTCTTCATTTTCTTGCATTTTAATAGCTTCTAGTCTTAAAGTTTCAATGTCAGCAGCGTATTGTTCAAAAGCAGCAAGTATTTCTGCTTTAGCAATTTGTTCATTAATTAACTTATCAATGCCTTTATCTAAATCTGCTATTTCTTCAATTACTTTTTCTAACTGTGCATTAAGTTTTGGTATACCAAGTTCTTCATAAAAATCATTTAGGTCAGCTTCTAGTTCTAAAACTTGAGCTGTAAACCCTTGTTTGTTATCAATAAAATATTGTGCTCCTTCTTCTCCTAACATTTTTTCAAGGTTAGCTTGTAAAGCATCAATAGACAATGGTACATTAGGATTATCTTCTTTAATACGTTTAATGTAATCATTAAATATAGATAAAGTTCTTTGAAGAGTATCTTCAATTTGTTTTAATAAAGACTCATTAGATTTAATAGCATCTGAAGTTATTTTAATAACATCATCTAATACATTAATATCATCTTTTAATTGCTTAATCATATCTCTACCTGATTCAGGAAGAGTTTCTAAGGTGTCTAAAAAGTCTTTAAAGAAAGGAATGTTACTTTCTAAGTCTTCTTTTTCTTCTTTTAATGTTTTAGTTTCAGCTTCAACAGTAGTATGAAGATCTGCAAGAGCAGCAATTGTTCTTCTTAAAATTACATTAGGTCTTTTTCTAACAGTCCCTTTAGCAGTTAAATCTCCTTTTGCTTGTTCTCTATCTCTTATTTCTTCTAACGCTGCTTTTTCTTTTTCAAATCTTTCTTTATTTCTTTCTAATTTTTTAGTAATTTCTTCAACACGTTTAACTCCATTAGTATAAAGGTCAGAAATAATACTATTACGAACTTTTAATCTTTCAGATACAGTTGTTTTTGCTTTTCCAAATTCTACTAAAGCAGTTTGTTCTGCAGCAGTTAATTCTCCAACAGCAACTAACATAGCTTGTTTGTAATCTTTTTGAGCAACAAATTGATTATTCCAAACTTCTTTTCTTTGTACAACACCATTATCATCTACATAAGCAAATGTAAGTCTGTCCTTAGCATGATTGTATTCAAGTCTTCCTCTTACAGGCTGTCCCTTAGAATCTTTAATATTGTAATTTTTATATATTTTATTTTGATTAGCTTCTAAAAATTTATATTTAGGGTTAGCTAACATTTCACTAGACTTAGTTAATGAATAAGAATTAAACTCTGCTTCAGAAACATCTCTAATAACTCCGTTAGAACCTTTTATTTTTATTGTACCATCTTCATTTTTTCCTAATACAGTTAATCTAGGTTGACTAAATACTGCAGCACCTTTAGCTGTATAAGCAATTGTTTTACCTAAAGCATATTCAGTTCCTATTTCAACTTGTCTATCTCCATTTTTAGTTTTAATAGTAATTTTTTCTTTAGGAGTTTCTTCTGCAAGCTTTTTTTCTCCAGCAGGTTTTTCTGTATAGTTTTCAGGTTTGTTTTTTATATCTTGATATTCTTTTACAAATTCTCTTCTACGCATAGCAAGTTCAATTACATCTTGCAATGCAACTTTAAGATCATCTTTGTCTAATGTGTCAGAATCTGCAACATCAGCTAAAGCACCTTTAATTGATTCTTCACTAGGAATACCACTTACCATAACATCTTCCAACACAGCCATTGTATTCACTCCAGCAACTGCAAGTTCAGAGTTTAGTTCTGGTAATCTTCTATCGTAGTCCATAACTTTTGAACCAGCATATACAAGTTTTTCTATAACAGCATCTGAGTAAACTCTTTCTCCTGTTTCTTTATTTACAACACCTGAATATTTTAACGTAGCAGCATCATACATTTTAGAAGCATGTGCAGCATGAGTTTCTATATTAGCTAACCTAGCAAGGAAAGATTCCTTAGTATCCAAAGCTGTAGCAACTTCTGTTTGTTGTAACCCTACAAAGTTTTCTATAGCAGCTAATCTAAGATCTGCTATTTCTGAAGCTATTGCATCTTTAGCACCATATTTTAAACGAGTGGCTATAAAGTTATGGGCATAATCAAATTCAAGATCTTTAGATTCTAAAATATCTCCTCTTCTAATTGCAGCTTCTCTATCAGCTTGTATACTTTCTGCAGCAACAACATTACGATAAGCATCTATCATCTTATCTTTTATTCTTGTTTTGTTCAAAGCTACTATAGATGTTTCTCTATCTATAGATTCTTGTCCACCATATCCAGTAAAACCTCTTTCACCTATTTTTCCAGTTTGTCCAAAAGAAGGCAAACCATTTTTTACTCCAACAATACCTGAAGATTGTAAAGCTCCAGAAAATGCTCCAGTAAATATATTAAGAGTACCTTCTCCTGTAGTTAAAGCTTCTTTAACACCAAACAATAAACCATCTGCTAAAGCAGAAGGAGTTTCATTACGGTATTTTTTATCAAAATAATGCTGAGTACCTGTTTGAATAGCAAACTGTGCTCCTTCTTCAAAACCTTCTGAAGTGTTAAAAAACAAAGAAGCAACATTTTTAGCTTGATACATTCTTTTCCCAAATCCTTTTGCTGCTAAAGAGGAAACATATTCTCCTTCTGCATTTCTAACAACATTATTTAATATGTTTTTTTCAGCTTTAAAAGAAGAAGAAAATATTTTAGGAAGTTGTATGTAGTTAGTTGCTGTTAATAAAGCAGTATTTAAACCAAAACTCCAATCACCAACTTCTGCAGCAGCTCTATTAATTTCTTCTAACTCCATTCCGTCTGGAGCATAACCATATTTTTCAGTAAAGTCAGCAATTTTCTCAGCTCTAAATTGTTGAGAGTTACCCAAAGCTTCCATACCAGCTTCACCAAATGTACCAAACGTTGCAACAATAGCCCGATCAGATTGCATTAAACCTTTACCAATGTTAACTTTTGCACCACCCCAAAGGTTTTCAAGTGCTGAAGTTGTTCTTGCCATTCTTTCAGCAGCAGGAAGCAATGAAGCTTCAGCAATAGCAGTGTCAGCAGATGCAGCAAGTTTAGACCCTGCTCCCATTAACTTACCTGTTAATCCAATTGCTTTTAATGCACCACCCCAAGCAAAACCTGAAGCCATTGCACCTACAGAAAATCCTAAGTTTTTAATAATATTATCAAATAAAAAGTTACCAGAAAATACATTAGCTGGTTCCCACCAATCTCCTGTTCTTTCTCTTTCTGTTTTATAATGAGCAAAGCTGTCTTCCATCTCTGCTGTAACATTATTAAGATAATTAGTAAGGTCATTATTATAAAATGATTCTACTTTACCATCTTCTGCTGCTTTAGCTATCCCATAAACAAGTCCTGCTGTACCATTAACAAAAGTAGTAGTAGCAATTCCTGCCATTTTAACAACACCATTAACTGCTTTTTGGCCAAGAGTTTGTCCTCCTGCATATGCAGTTTCATTATCAATTCCTTTATATGTTAAAGGATATCTGTTAGATAATTGATTTGTATTAATTGTAAATTTAGTAGTATCTTCTGCTGAACCATTAGCTCTTGCCATACTTTCAGCAATAGAGTCTGTTTTTATATTTGCATTGTTAGACTGCCCTCTAATAGGTCTTGGGCCTGCACTTGATCTTTGAGCAGGTTGAGTGGTATCCATACTACCAGCATCTCCTACATTTGTACCTCTTTCTCCTAACCAAGCGTCAAATCCACTATCAGTGGATGCAGGGGTTAGTGATGGTGTTGCTGGACTTAGTAATTGTAAATCTTGTGGTGTCAATAAGTTTTCTTCTTCCATGATTATAGTCCATTGTTTATTAAATTGTCGAGCATTGCTTTGTTATTTATATCTGATGTAATCCATTTAGTTGCGTCATCTGCACTTGTAAAACGGTTAGGGGTTATATCTCCTTTGTTTGCTTTAGCAGGAACACCTATTACGCCAGCGTTTGTTTTTACATATAAGTATACACCATGTCCTCCTCCGTCTAATTTAACAACTTCTGCTCCTAAAACATTTGTTGAATTAAATTTTTCTTGGAACATACTACCAGGAATCATAGCTCCCTTATAAGCATCAGGATGATTTGGTTTAAGTTTACCTGCATTTGTAGTACCAGCAACTCCACTTGCTTGTAAGCGTCTGGCTGTTGCTGAAGGGCCTGCAGGAACATCAATAATAGACCCTTTTAAATAATTAGCTTCCATAGAGCTAATAGGAATAGATTTTACTAAACCTGCTGCATTATATAAGTTTAAAGAGAAATCTTCTTTTTTACTAAAGGCTCCACCTCTATCTATTTGTATTTGTGTAGAAAAGTTTTTTTCATCTGTGTACAAACTATTAAAAGCATCCAAACCTCCTGTGTCTTTGTGATTGTTTAAAACTAATTTTACTCTATCATTAGTAGATTCTCTTTCTGCTCCTTTTGCATCTTTATTATAAATAGTATAAGCTAGTGGTTGTGGAGTAATAGAATTATCTGATAAATATTTTTCTTGGGCTGCAAGAACATTAGCAAATTTTTGACTGTTAACTGTTGCAACAGCTTTAACTAAAGAAGGATTAGCAGGAGTTAATTGTCCAGAACTTTGTCCTAAACCTGTAACACCCATTAATTGATCAACACTCACTCCAAATTTTTGAGTAAGAGAAGCAGATGCTCTTTCATATTGTTTTTTTTCACTATCAGTTCTTGTAATAGTTCTTGCTGTACCAATAACTCCTCCTTGCATTCTTTGTACAATTGCTAAGTTTACTGCATCTGTTGCAGTGACTGTTGCTTTTAATTGTTTACGTGGTTGAAACAGTCCACGATTGGTTGGAAAAAATGTAGCATTGTCTTCTTCATAAAGAGTAATTTCAAATGGTTTGTATCCTTTACTTATTGATTCAACGTTAACTTCCTTTCCACCTGCAGCAACAACTAATGGATCGTTATTCATATTTGAATTTACAGAATCTGATTCATGTAAATTAGCTTCTGCCTGTTGTGCTAAAGGTATTTTTGTTAGTAGTCCTGAATAAAGAGGGTTTGCTACTAATGCTTTATTAGATGATACTTTTATTGCTCGGTCATACATTCTAACCATATACCCAGGCGCTGATTTTTCATAAGCTGCCATTTGTTTTCTTACTTGATCTGGTGTAGGTGTTTTTCCATTTCCAAAATTTAAAGCAGATATATACTCAGCAACAACATCTCCTTGAATTTTTTTAAAGTCAGATGCAATATCTTCTGTTGATTGCATAAAATAACCAACATTAGATTGATAAGGAGTTCCTCCTGGAATTGCATCTCCAACAGTTGTTGGTTTTAATTTATTATTTGGATTAGTTTTATCATTGTCCCATTTAGTCTGTGCTAAATTTGTGTTCATCCTTCCTGTTTCAGCATTATAATTAGCTGTAGCATTAGAAGCCCATCCTCTTGCAGATGCATCTTTTTGTGCCCAGTCATCTCTTGCAGCTTGTAACCTAGCTTGAGCAGCTTCATAAGGAACATTCTTCATAATTTCTGAAGTATATTGTTCAGTCACTCCACTCTTCATATAATTGTTTCTAACAGACATAATTTCTAAAGCAGCTTTATATCCTTCAACAGAACCAAACTGTGCAGCTTCTGTTTCTTTAGCTAATGTTTCTTCTCCAATACTAATAACTCTTGCTTCGATTGCAGAAACAGCTGATTGATAAGCTAGTTTTTCTTGAGGAGTTGTTACCTCTGTTGCCTTTTCCATTAGTTCAATTTTTCTTGCTTCTAATGTTTCAATTGCTGATGCTTTTTCTCTTTCATATTTTTGTATAAAAGAATTAATATCAGAGTAGCCTCTGTAATTATATATACCACGCATGGTTAATTCCTGCTTTGCTTCAGGTCTTTGTAAAACACCATCAATAGCAGCAGCAACATTTTGACTAAATCTACCTTCTTTTTTTTCTCTAATAGCGTAATCAGAAAGAATAGGCTGACCTTTAGAGTCATGCATAATTCTTTTATTTTCATCCATTCTAAATACATTATCTGCGCTCCATTTACTTTCTCCAACAGCTTTAATTGCTTCTAGCATATTTTTATCTATGTCCCAAGATTGATCATACTTACCATTAAAAGCAACAGCAGATCCATCTTCTTCAAGAAGATTAGTATTATTATAATATTTGCTACGCTTTAAACCATAATAGTATTCTGCATGAGGAGTAAGTTTACCTTCCTTTTTATCAGATTCCATCTGGGCTACTTGTTTTCTATCGTTTGCAGTAGATGATACAGCAGATCTAATGATACTATCATTTGCTATATTTTTAATCATACTAGTAGTAGAATTCTGTAATTGAAAATTAGAAAAATCTCCACCAGCAATTCCTTTTAAACGATTACCTGTATCATTTAATTTAGATTGAATATAAGATTTATCTACATCTCTACCTATGTCAAGACCAGCAACTTGATCAATACTTTCTTGTATTTTTTGGTATCCTTCATTGTATTGTTGTTGCTTCTGCATACCAACTTTAACCATTGCATCAATGGGTTGTTGTTCTACATAAGGGTTAAAGGTGGAGAGAGCTTGTGTATTATCTGTAAATGAAGCCATAGTCTATATTGTTTAACAAAAGTAATAGAAAAAATTAGAACTACCAAGTTTATTAGTTAGACTTGGTAATTCTTTATAATTAAGTTAGTTACATTCTTTTTAGTGATCTTAAAATAGCACCATTACGTCCTACAATGGTTTCTGCTTTTGCTGCTTTTGCTGCATCTGCTTTAGCACTATCTTTTAAAATTTTTAGTCTTGCATTAAGTATAGCTTGCTGATCAGCATTGTTTCCTGTTCCACCTTTATAAGTTGTATCAAATTGAGCTAATGGATTTTCATTAATTGCTCTATAATTTTTATCAAATCTATAGTTATACATATTCTCATATGTTTGTAGTGTTCTGTTCTCTAATGCATTTTTAGAATATTTATCAGCTATAGAACTTAATGCAGCTTGCGTAATTGCTTTAGTGTTAGATTTAGCTTGTGATTGTCTAATGTATTGTTGATCATATAATCCAATATTCTTTAATTGAGCATCATTCATAGTGGCTCTGTTTTGTGAATACACTTGATCTTTTTTAGACTGATTCATTCTAAACTCGTCTGCTCCCACTTTTTGATTAGCAGCATATTTTTGAGCATTTAACTGTGCCTGAAATGCAGGATTACCCTGACCCATTCTTTGTGCTGCTCTGTAATCAGCTTGATTTTCATTACGAATATCTTGCAATGAAATGTCAAAAGGAACATCTAACTGTGGTTGATAAGACTGTGCTTGTACAGGATCTAATTGATTATTAGATAATGCATACATTTCTCCTGCTAGTTGACGAGGATTTAATTGTTCAGTATCATTAGTTCTTAAAAAAGGAAGTGCTCTATTAAATAAATCCATATAAGGGTCACGCTTGTTTGCTTCCACTGCATCTATTGGAGGGTTTGCTCTTTCATCAGGTTGATCAGCACCAACTGGTACAGGCTGTGCTACTGGTGTTGCTGCTGCTTTAGGTTTACCTAAAGTTGACATATATTTCATTGTTCTTGTTCCCCAAAGACTATCTTCATTACTAGCTAAATTTTTAGAAAGATTTTGTGCTTTACCATAAGTTGTTAAAGGCTCAGAATCAATAACTGCTTGAGCATACTTAGGAGCAGATTTATGATATTCTTTTTGAAACGCTAAAACATCTGCTTTACTTCTTGATTTTTCTGCTGTGTTGTATAAAGCAGATATTTTATCATATGTAGCTTGATCTACTTCTGGAAGCGGATCTGTAATTTTTGGTAAATCTACACCTGCTTGTGCTTTAAATATGTCAGTGCCATACTTAGATCCTTTAACTGGTTTTGCTTTTCTAATATGTCCTTTTGACAAATGAAAAGCATCTAACCCACGTTCTTCTGCTTCTTGATTAATAGCACTTTGAAGGTCTCCAGCTTTTGCTTTTTTAACAGCAATGTCTTGAAGTTGTGTATCAAATCCTTTTGCCATTGCTTTTCTAGTATTAAATTTTAATTCTTCTATAGAAGTTCTAGGAGAAGCATCACCTTCTTCTATAAAGTTCTTTTGACTACTTTTATTAATTTTGGCTTCTTCTTTAGAGAGTTTATCTACATATTTTTGAAATGATTTTCCAGAAGCTTTTGAATCTCCTAACAATGCTGCGTTTTCTTTTGATATTCTTAATGCTCCAAAAACAATACCATCACTAATAGGCTCATTATCTTGCACCTCAACATCAGCACCACCTTCCATATGACCACCTTCTCCCATAACTTTAACTCCTATACCTGTTCTACCAGAACCATCAGACTCATCATGTGTATTACCATTAGCCATATATGTAATTCCAGAACCTTCAGAATAAGGATTATGAGAAACTGCTTCTAGCTCTCCACCCCACTCAGTTTGATACTCTCCACCATTTTCATAAGAAGGCATATCTCCACCACTAGCATACATAGGATATTCCCCCCCTTCTTCATACATAGGAAGCTCTGTTCCATTTTCAGCAAATGAACTATACTGTTGTTGTACTGCTTGCCCAAATTGATTTCCTTGCATGCCTGCTATATTTCTACCAGTAGCATCTGTAAACTTCTTTGTTTTTTCAGCACTTCTATCTATAAGACCACCCGCAAGTGTAAGTAAAGGTTTAGCAACCATTTTAGCAATAGGACCTACACCAGGAATCATTCCCACTGCATCTCCTGCAACTGCTCCAAATTGTGAACCAGCATCATTTTTCATTAAAGCACTTGCGCCTCTAGAAGCCATACCACTTGCTTGCCCCATTTGTGTACTTGTTATGCCACCAAATTGTGCTTTACGTATATTGCCACCATATTCAGCAGAATCAATAGGATTAGAACCTACACCATATACAGGGAAAAATTCTTCTCCTGTATTCATAGTATCTTCTGGTCTAACATATTTTCTTTCAATTTGCTCAGGTCTTGTTCTTGATGCAGCTAATTGAACATCAGTGACTCTGTTCATTTGCTTAGCTTCTTGTAATGTTCTTTTCTGTTGTTTAGCTGTAGCAAATGCTCCCGCTAACCCCTCAACTACATTACCAGCAGCCCCTAATTGCCCTGCAAAATCAAAACCTGCTTTAGGTGCTTGAGAATTAAAATTGTTATCACCATAATTTTGATTTGGGTTTTGAGAACCACCCAAGCCTCCTTCAAAAGGAACTACTCCTCCATATAATTCAAGATCATCTCCACCATATTGCATCTGCTTAAGCTCTTTACCATACTTAGCTCTAAAACTTGCTTCGTCTGGAAATGCTTTATAAAAATCTTTTTCATTTTTATAACCAGCTATTTTCATCATTTGTGCTTTCATAATATTTAGTATTTATCTAACCAGCCTTTTTCTGGTTTAGCAAAGTTAGTTAATTTTTTTCCATTTCTAGCCTGAGTGACAGACTGTTTACTATTTGATGATTGTTCAGCAACAGTGTTTAATATGTTTATAATTTCATCATCTTCATACATTTCTCTTAAGTCACCAATAGATTGTCTTGCCCCTTCATTAACTTTATTAAAAAGACTTGAATCTACTTTTTGTCCAGGTTTTAATTTGAACTCACTTCTTATATTCATTATTCTAGGATACATACCATCTTTTTTTAAATAATTGTAGTATTCTTCTCCGTATGAATCTTTAGTATAATTTGGATCTGCTTTTTGATTATAATTTATTTCCATGTAATTTTCCATTTTATCTTGTATACCAGAACCATGTGTCATTTCATGTGCTAAGGTGCCTTTATCTCCATTATCTCTCATAGACATTGAGTGTATTTTTGGAATATATTTACCAGCTACATTGGGCTCTCCTCTTAACCTATTAAATGTAGACTCCATTTCATAATATCCTTCATCTGATTCTATATTATTTTGTAATCTATAATTATTTACAAAGTCAGAAGTAGATTTACCTGACATTTTTCTTTGATCATAAACAGGTAAAGTATCTAAACTTTTATTTATAACATTTACTGGATTTTTTCCTTCCATTAAATAACCTATTTGAGAGTTTAACCTTCCTTTTGTAACTGGGTTGTTCATCCAATTTTTTACAAAAGGATCTACATCATTAGCCATTTTATATGTTGACTGTATTTCTTCTCTATTGTTCCACCAATCTTCAACACCTAAACCACCAGATATTTTTTTTCCATTTTGAGCCATTGGGTATTCTGTAAACTTTTTAGCACCAGGAAACTTTTGTGTACCTGAGTTAGCTTGTACCATTCTTGGTTCTCCTACATCAGGAACAACGTATAACGGTATATCACCGTACCCATGTGTAGCCATTGTATCTCCTGAGATTTCTGTTATCTCTCCAGGATGATCCCATTGACCACGATCATCTTTTACAACACCACCATTTTTTCTTAATTTTGGTTTAACTGTAGAAGTTTTATCAATTACTTTTCTATTAATCTCATAAGAAGGGTTGTAATCTTTAAGAGTGCTTTTACTTTTACTTTTACTCTTAGCTTTACTTTCAGATCTAATACTTCCTATTTTAGGTTTAGTTGTAGCAGTATTATCAATCCTAACATTTCCATCATTATCTACAAATGCTTTTTCTTTTAACAATTGTGTTAATGGTTTACCTGTTTCTCTTGATGCTCTAACTTCTCCCATTCTTTTCTTTTTATTCTCTATTTGCAATAAACCTAAAGAAGCTGCTTGGGCATAAGGGTGTGGAATCAAACCCATAGTGTCTGATGCATTAGCTTCTTCTCCATTGTAATACGATTGTGCTATTCCTAATGCTGAGCCAATACCAGGAGCTTTTCTTAATAAAGGATGAACAAAAGTTTGACCAGAGTCAATAACTTCTTGATTAAAATTGTTTACAAGCTCAAGAGGTTCTTCTTCATTCCAATCTGGTTGTCTATATGCTCTTTCAGGATTCATTCCATTTTGTGCCTGAGGAATCTCTCCTCCATATTCTTTTTTCTTATTTTTTTTATTATATTCTTCTTGTTCTTTGTTAAATTTTTTAACTCTATTTTCATCTAAATTAATTAACTCATTAGTTGCCCAGCCTAATCCTCCAATACCTGCTGCTACTACTCCTAATGGAAGTGCATCTTTAGGATTTTCTTTTATGTAATTAAAAGGAGCACTAGCAATATCATTTATTGAATAATTTTTTCTAGAAAATTTATTTATATTTTTGTATTTTTCCATCCAATCCTCTATAACATTAGGATTGGTATGTCCAGTTAACCCAACTATATCATGGTTAATTGCTTCGCGTTCATCCGTTGCACGTGCAACTTTTTGCCCAAATATTTCTCTATTAAATCGTTCATGAGCTTTTTTTGTTTTTTCTGGTGAAAGCAATGTCTCCCCACTATAAACACCTTTCATTCCTCTTTTTTTAGCTTCTTCAATTCCTAATTGATATAATAAATCTTGTGTCTGGTTTCCTTGTAATTTATCAGATACAGAAATCATAGAAGGGCTTACCCACTCAGGTTCACCTTTAATTGGAAAACCTTTATCGTCATATGTAAACTGTCCAATTTCATCTCTTATCCAATTATTTTTATTTTCAAGACCTAAATAACCAAATGAACTTCCTTTTGAATCTTTTAAATGTATTTTTGTATGTGTGCTACTGTTTGGACTATACTCTATATTTGGAACTAATGTTTCTGGTAAAGTTCTAATTTTTTTTCCAGGAATAAATTTTTTATTTGTAAATGATTTAACATCTTCAATTATATTACCTACTCCTTGTGATTGTAATCCTTGCATAAGTTCAGGGTTTATACCTGTTCTTATTTTTCCTAATCCAGAAAAAAGATTTTCCTTAGTAAGCAATCCAGCCCCTGCTAAATTAGCTGGGTCTAATACAGCATCTACAGCCATAGCTCCATAAGGATTTTGAATATTCATAGCTTCTGAAGGACGTTGCATTTCTCCAGTCATAGCTTTAGTAGCAAACATTTGTGGAATACTAGTTACTGCAGATATAGGCGTTCCAAATATTGATCCCATTAACCCAGCATCTTTATTTTCATCAACTATCTTGTCAGCATATTGTTCTAACCAATTCCTAGGTCTTTTGTAATCATTCTGAACAGTTACTTCATCTAGTGCAATAGGTGATCTTTCTCCTGTAGAAGACAAAACATTCCCTTTATTATATTCTTCTCTGTATTCAGGAGTATTATATTTTACCTGCTTACCATTTTGAGCTTGAGGAATCTCCCCACCCATTTGATATTGAGGAGTTATCTTTCTAGTATTACCAGGACCAAGATCAGGCATAGGTCTATCTTGGTCAAAAGGAACATTATACTTAGTGTTAGTTCCACCAAAGTTCATGTTAATATCTTCTTCTACTTTAAAAGATTTTGGTACCCTTGCTCTATTTCTTATATTAATATCCGATTCTAATTCATTACCAGACATATCTATTCCTTCAGAATCTAATAAAGTTGGTAGTGCTTGTACTTTTGGGTTTGGTTTTCTAACAGGAGCTGAAATGGGTTTAATAAAAGAAGAGTATTCTGCTGCTTGGTCAGTTGCCACACCTGTTTTACGTTGAGTTGATTTGTTATTTTTTAAATCACTAACCTTACTAGAAGTATTACTTTTAGTAGGAGTGGTTTTATATTGTTTTAATATATCTTCTTTTTGTTCAGGATGTTGTTGTATAAGATCATTTATAATAGCTACAGCACCTATACCATCTTTTGCTCCTAACTTTAATGCACGTTGCACAACTTCAGGTTTATAAAGTTCATCAAGTAATCTATAATATTCTTTGTATCCTTCTCCTGATTTTCTAGCTTTTCTGGTCCATCCAGAATATTTAGTTAATTCTCCTGAAAGCTTAGAAGCAATTTCTGCATTTTTTAACGCTGCTTTAACAGCAGGCTGTAAAACAGTTCTTGTTTTTTCTACAGTTTTGACACCTTTAGCTAATTTTCCTAATTTAGAAACAGCTCCTGCACCAATAAGGTTTGTAGGATCTAAAATCATATCTGTAGCCATAGCTAAATAAGGATGTTCTTTTTCATCTATACCTATACCTGCAGAAGGATTTTCATATTTAGGTGGAGCTTTTCTTGCACCAACAGCGTGTAGTCCTGCTTCAACAGCATAAGTGGTTGCTCTTGCAGGAGCAGAAAGTACATTATCTATTTTATCTAACCAACCAGTTTCTTCTTCTTTAGGAATTAACTTCTTTCCATTTTGTGCTTTTTCTACTTCTTCTTGTTTTGCAGGAGCATTGTTTGCACCACAGTTATGACAATTATATAAATCAGCTTTAGATGATTCAGATGCTTTCCAAGACCATCCACAATTTGAACATGTTATTTTACTATCCATTACTTATAAGATATTTGAGCAGGCGTCAGTATAAACTGGCTTACTAAATGAATACTTGATGTGTTATCTAAGATGTGTCGCACTCTTAGTTCTTTTGCTCTCAGAGGAGCTTTCTTAAATGATCTACTAGAATAGTCCATGTTAGAGATGTTAACAACTTTATCTATAGAAAGATTTTCACAAGACGTCAAGAACATTGGAATTTGTGAACTTTTTTGTAAAGCCCAGAAACTATTATACTGGTAAAAGTTATCACTCTTAGTATACACAATAGTTTTACTGTCTTCCTTGAAGATAGGATATTGACTATGTACAGAAAGGTTATTAAGCGGCTTAGAGACAAGATTTAATATTCCAGAGGATTGTTGTCCATTATATAAAATAGCTTTGTTAAACCATTGATCATTTGTTTCCACCTTGGTGTTATAATTAAACACACCAGTGTCTGATGGTAAATACTTATATGCTCTAGTGTAATCTTTTACATTTTGTAAAATCTCATCTTGAAACTTATAAGAAAAAGGATATTCTATAATGTATGGTTCTATTGTTCCATAAAATCTATTATAATCTTCTACGTTAGTTAAGTGTCTCCACAAGCAAGAAGTAATAATTGTTTTTGTTTTTGTATTAACATATACATTATTTGTAATTGTTGATACACTTAATGTTTTGGATAATTTACATTTTCCAATACTTGTAAGAGTTATTAATGTAACTGTGTTATCTACAATATAACTTATTCCTGTTGAAAGAGTTTTTCTTGAAACATTTTCAGCTATAACATTGCCACCCCCATCAAATATATTGAAAGGGCCAGCATCGTTATTTACTATAGTTAATTTTATTGTTATTATTTTTGACATATCTTTTATGAATTAACAAGAGCCTGTAGCTGTTATAGTTATTATACTGTCTGCATTTGCAGAGTTTGTTTGAGCACAAACTTCAACAAATTCAAAGCCTCCTAAGAAATTATTAACAAATGTTCCAGAACAAGTTATATAATTATAAATAGCATCTGAACTACCTCCATTTTGAAAACGATAAATTGTACAATTTAATCCAACTGTAGTCGTTGTAGTAGTTGTTAAATTACAATTAACTAAGCCAGTTTCTATTATTTGTTCTACTAAAGTAACTGTTATTGTTTCTATTTCACAAGAACCTTGTCCACAATCTGCAGCTCTAGTTGTAACATACCCATATGTTGTAAATGTACTTCCTGCATTAATAGTAGCAGTAGTACTGGTATTTACAGGTCCAGTAGACCCACAATATTGTTCTTCAAGATTTATTCTAAAAAAGTAATCTCTATCTGCTACTTTATTAAGACGTATTGTCAATAAAGAATCTACTCTATTATAGCTTAAATCAAGACAATTATCAACAGAACTAACATCTGCAAACTCTGTTGTAAAACATTCTGGAGCATCAACTGTTGTTGTACTTGTAGTTGTTGTTGAAAATATTGTTGTACTTGTAGTTGTTGTTAAAGTAGCAGTAGTTGTGCTAGTGGTTGTTGTTGTGATTTCTGGACAAACATTAATAGTAATAATAAAACCATTTACAAGCTGAAATACAGTTTTGTTAAAAGCTGTTTCATCTGTAAAATACCAACCATTAGGAGGTATAGAACAATCTAATGTGCCATTGTTTAAATAAACACGAGCATTTAATTCTAAATTATCAATAAAAACTGATAAAGTAGAAATACTAATAGAAGTGTCCTCTAGTGGTAATCCATTTATATAATTAATTGAAGAGCAGGCAGTTTCTTCAGATTCTGAAGAAATAATAACTGTTGGCCCTGATAAAATTGTATACCCAATAATAAAGCTGTATGCTGTTAAATTTAAAGGTCTTTGACACCCTGGAACTATCGGTCCAATTAATATTACACCTAACCCATTAATTTCACAATCTGTTAAAACAATACTTCCAAATAATGTACAATCTAATGGTACATCTGTAGTAGTAGTAGTTGTTGTTGATGAAGTTGAACTTGTTGTTGTTGTTGTTGTAGGGGGTGTTGGAATTAACTCACCAACTATAAAATCAAAATCACTACAACAACCATTAATACCAGAGTAGAAAAAATTATTCTCAGCAATGTACCAGTTTGGTATATAACTATGAAATGAAATCCAGCTTCTAGTATTTAAATTATAAGAAATAGTCCAACTCTTATTACAAAAGTAATCAGAATCTTTTAAATTAACTACTGTTCTGAAAATTATGTTATTAGAAGTTTCCTCTATGTAAAATTCTTTAGTTGCATTGTCATATTTAATATCTCTATTTAAAGGAATGTAATCTAACTTAGTTATAATAATTCTTTCAAACTTACTATCATATACACCGTGTAGCCCAATACCATTAAAATGGTTGTCAGTATCAACCCCCTGTACAATTGTTTGCACACCATTTACTATTTCCTTTTTATTAGGATAATAATTTAAGATTTCAAATGGCAAGTGGTCAGTAAAGAATCTATTCATACCTGACCCGTAAGCTGTAATATCTTCTGCTTTCGTTCCTTGTATTAAAAAGATTTGTCCTCTCTTGGCATCAGTTGTTATTTGTCCTTGAGGAATTTTTAATAAGAATTTATTTTGAGTACCTACATAACCAAGATCTGTTTCTGCAAAATCAATTGGAGGTGCACTAAACATAGAAGGATTACCAACGTATGCAGCTTGTGGATTACTTGTATTAATCGTTAATAAATTGTTGTATAATAAGGATTTGTTTTCAAACCTAGCTAATATAGCTCTATTTTGTATTCCATCTAAAGATATTAAAGCACCATAGTTTTGAGGAAAATCATAATAAGAAAGTGCTTTATACACTAACCAGTTATTAACTCTACTATCAGCATCTTGATTTTGTGTATCAGAATAGATTGCTCTAAAAGGATAGTTTGTTAAACAAGAGTCTTCTTTCCAGTCTAAAGGTAAATGAGTAAAAGTATTTTCTCTATTTTGTTTAGAATACGTTACATTATAATTGTAAGTGTTGTCATTTGCAATAGATACAAAAGACTCTTGAACCCAGTCATCAGGAATACCTGAGCTAACATGAGGCCAGTAATCACCTTCTCTATTATTAAATGCAGCACGCAAGTCTACATTGTAAGTAGACTCACAATAAAAACTAGGAACACCATACGCAAATAAATAAAAAGTACCATCATAAAAAGTTCTAGCAGTTCCTGTTAAAGGAAGTGGCTCATTACTACAATCAAATGAATGTGCTTTATAAGATATAAAATTACTCAATACAGCAGTTTTTGTTGTAACATCACTTAGGATAGATCTTGCAGAATGCCAGTATTTAGGAAAAGCAATATTGCCTATCTCATCATAAAAAATATCTGAATCGTCAGGAGCTTTAACTCTGTTGTCAAAAAAGAAAGGCACTTTTGTTTTATAAGCAAATTTACCAATAAAAATATCTCCTCCAAACACACCAGTGTTTGCACTTTTATTAAAAATATATTGATACCCTGTATCTAATGTTTCATAAGAATACATCTGGCCCCATTGATTAACAATAGTATTTTTTATAGAACCATAATAAGACACTACAGATATGTTATTTTCAAATGTAGGCGCTCCACACTTATCTACATCCGATAAAGTAAACCTAGAATTGTCTTGTATAATTGAATCTCCATCTATTAAAATACTAGGAGTGTTACTAGGGAGAGGCAATGATTCTATAGTATTTGTATTGTTTAAAGATAAATCACTGGTTTTTAAAAAAACAGACGTTTCTCTTTGATAATTATTTATAGTGTACTCATCCCCAATAGATAAAACTCTTGGTATTAAATACCTTTTTATATCTAAGGAACGTTGTTTAATTTCCAAATCATTAGGTATACCTACACTATAATTGTAACTAGCAATTGAATTAAATGATTTAGCATAATTTTTTCTAGTAATACCATTAACGTAAATAGTTAAATACGCTTGATAAGCAGTAAACATTGCTGTAGCATTAAAATCACTAGTTATGCTTCCAATCGCTGTTGAAGATTTTAATGCATCTTCTTGTGCTTCTTTAGAAAGTAATTTATATTTAGCATTATCTTTTACATCAACAAAATGTGCTTTACCTGCACCATACATAACACTTTCTAATTTTAATACATTTCCTAAAAAAGGTTGTGCAAAAGAAGTTTCTGGAGAATTAAATATCTGTCTGTTCCACAAATCACTATTAGTTTCTGTTCCATTTAATGCAGATGTTCCATTACATCCTGCTCCAGCTACACTGCTCTCTAATCGTATATCTGCTTTACCTTTTCCATCCACTTTTTGAGGGGCACCAGTGTCTTTAACAACATTTACATAAATTCTACTTCCACCTAATTTCCCTGGAATCCATTTTGTAGTAGGTCCTAAAATAGGGTCAACCCATGCTATTCTATATCCTCTAAAACAAAGGTCACATGTACTTGCACTATAAACATCATAAGTAGCAAGACTAATTGTATTCAATGAACCTTCTGGGTTATTAGCTGTAAAAGAAGGAGCTGAGGTAGAACACACATTATATATGCCTAATGCAGAATATGTTGTACTCACTTCTTTATTAGTATCACAGCTTGTGTATTTCATTTTTATAGGAAGAAAATTTCCTAATTCATCTTTATCAATTTTAATTATAGTAATAGTGTAAGAATTACACAATTGTGCAAAAGCATTATTGTTTTCAGTTAAAAAAGCATCTGCTTTTGTGTCATTATAAGGATAGTTTGGATAAATATATTCTTCCTCATCTTTCTTATATTTGTTTACATTTCTTAGCATTCCTTTTGCAACAACTGATTTGTTTGTTCCTCTGTTTCCTCTAATTATCTTAAAACCAATAATAGTTGCTTTTTGTGCTGCACTCAAGTTTGAAGAATTAATCAATGTAGTAACTTGAGAGGGATCTATTTTTATACCAATTGGATAAACAGCATTGTCTCCCATCTCTAAAGTTTCCATAGAAGTAAAAACTTTAGATTCAAAAATAGGGCTTATGTTTACATCTGGAAATTTATGATGTCTAATTTTTTGGCCTGCAAGAACTCCCCATACATTATCAGTACATGGATATTCTTCTGTAGATTCCCAGTAGGCAAATTCCCCATATTCATGTGGTGTAGCATTTCCTATCTTGTCTCCTTGTAGAGTTCCTATAACGGAAGCTGTATTGTATATTTTCCAATATGGACTTGTTCTTGTTCCTATATTTGGTTCTCCAATAAAATCATCATTTTCTATATCAATATTAGGCTTAGAGTTTTCTCTTAAACCTGCTATTCTTCCTGGTATGTGAAATCCATCAGTTTGTTTTCCATTTTCTAATAAGAACACAATTTCAAAAGGATATATTTCATCACGGTAATACCCTCTCAAATTAGTTGCATTAAGTTCATTTGAGTAACTTTCATTTGCAGGTATCTTATAAGTTTGCCATTCTAACGTTATACCAGTAGCTATAGACTGGTAATTAACTCTATCAATAGATGTTAACCCTTTCCACACAAGAACGTCCTGTACAGCAGTTACATCATCTGCTAATTCATAATAAGGAAACTTTTCAAATATATCTTGAATTACAAGTCTTATGCTAGATTGATCTGCCCCTGTGTATGTGATTTGTTTTGTTTCACTATCTATAAAATATGTTCCTACTAATTCTACAGAACTAATAGCGTTAATAGTTTTTATTACAGCTAAATTAAAATATACAAATTCTCCTGAAGTTTCAAGATTAGATACATCAATAACTATTGCTTTACCTACATTGTAATCAAAATTAACACTAGTTATTGTTTCATCATAAAGAGGTGTAGGGTTTGTAATAGAATAATAAGACGTATAAGGATTACCAGAAACGTCACTGTATTGAACAGCAAATTGGTAAGTACCTGCTTTGTTAGTTCCCCCTGTTATAACATCTACCACTTTAATATTAGGAATATTAAAATTTGGTTGAATGTTTAGCCTGTTACAATCAAGTTCCTCACTATACGTTGGATTGCATAAGTCAGATCCAAATGCTAGTTTATAAGGAATGTTATCTATATCAAGATGTCTACGACCATTTCTGTCAGGCCAAAAAAGTTCTGTTGAACAATTAGTTATTCTGTGTACAATCTTATTAATAGGGTTTGTAATATCAAATCCTAAGCAAGTATCTTTTATTAACACATTATACACACAATCATTATTTTCCATAAAACCAATTTGACTCTCTTGAGTTGATGGGTTAGTAAGGAAAAAAATATGTTTGTTTTGTTCATTAATAAAGTGTTCACCAATTAAAGCATATCCTTCAGGGAAAGATACACAAAATTCATTACTAGATTCATTTTGGTAATTAACAGAATTAGCATCAAAGTTTTCAACTGTTGCATTAAGTGCATAAGTTAGTGTACCCTGCTTAATTTGATTCAGAGTATTCTCTTGGTTTAATCCTATGTTTGCACTATTAAATGCATTATCTATATTTCCTTTCTTTTCAGCCATAGTGTTTATCCGTTACGTCTTCTACCATATCTATTACCAATAGGTAATTCATATTTTTGGTTTCGGTTTAAAGTTTTTTTAATCCTTTGTTGTATTGCCCAGGATGGTAATTTTTTAATTTCAATATCAGCCATTATATATGCTTCATCAGCTGCTGCTTTGTAATACATTAACTTTTGCTGTAACTGATTAAATGTTTCATCATTAGTTTGATTAGTTAGTATTTCAAAAACTTTAAACTTTAAAAAAGCTTCAATATATTCTTTAATACGAAAGTTATCTGGAACCAATTGATTTCCATCAACATCATAATCAGTAGCGTAAAAAACTAAATGAACAATACCATCTCTAAGATTTGTAGTGAAATAGTTATCTCGTATATCAAAAGAAGTTAAATCAGAAGAATAAGGTGTAAAGCTTCCAGTGTTAACTAACGCACCTTGACCAAACAATTCTAAATTTCCTGTGTAATCAAATTTACATTGTTCGTTAGCAACTATTGTACCTGGCTTTAATAAAAATTGTCTTCTATACGCACGAGGAATACTATTAGTTGTTTTGTAAACAGTCTGCATAAACTCAGGCATACATGATCCATCACAGCCTACATTAGCACAACAAGGGGATTCTGGAACACATTGGGTTACTACAGGAGAAACTTGTATAGTAGTAGATACTGAAGCTTGTGAATAAAAAGATCCAGGCTCTTCATAAGACCGTAAAGAAACTTCTGAACACATCCATGCTTCTTTTACACCATAAAAATTATCAGGAAGTCTAGCTCTAAAATTTTCTATATATAAAGGAGTCTCAGTTATTTTATAACTTGTTTTACCAAGTTTACTTAAACACTTATTTACATATGTTGGAAATAACAGATCATCAACTGCTCCAGTATCAAAGTAAGATTTTAATTCTTCTTTAACTGTAGCATAGAGCATTTCTGGAGAAACAAACTGGTATTTATAATAATTTGACATGTTATATTTTTTTAATAATGTTAGTTATTTTTCCCACTCCATGTATATGTTTTGATATTTTTTATCTATTTTGAGGTAGTGACAAAGTAATCTAGAAGTTGTGCGGGCTGGTTTAAAATACCACAAATCAGTATGTTTAAATCTTGCTGTTCTTTTAAACCAATGCCAACCAAAAAAGTATCCTTCTGTATCGTAGTTAAAATTATAAATAAGTTTACCTTTTTCTTTAGTCTTTTTCCAATCAATAGGTAAGTTTATAAATTCGTTGTTAACCCCTTTATATCTTTTTCTTTTTTTCTTATTGATTGATATTTCTCCAAACCCAAAAGGAAGCTTTACACTTTCCCCTGTTTCTAAGATGTATTCTCTTAGTGCTTCATTGAATGAATATAAAACTACTTTCCATTCTTCAAATCCTATTACTATCTTTGGATTCTTTTTACAGAAAAGAACATAGTTTTCTTTACTTGCAGAACGCCATTCAACTACTACTCTACTCATAATGTTATTTTAGGTTAGGGGCATTAGGTGCTTGTCCATCAATTCCATCATCAGCCATATCTGTTTTAATTCTAAAATATGTTTGTAACAAATGTTGAGTTACCATTTCTAATACTTGCTTTTGCAAATACCCTGGTAACGCTACATTTGTATCTAAAGGATTTTTACAATATTCCTCTAGATCAAGATTGCCATCTCCACAACCACATTCAGGAAACATAATATCTTTAGGTATGTCTTCTTCAAAGTAAGCAACAAATCGAGTAGCTTGTAACAAAGGGTTTGTTATGTACAAGTAATCATTAGAGATCCAGAAATATTCTTCTTTTTTAATGATAGGAAGTTTTAATAAATTAATATATCTATTAACAGTTGTCTCTTTTAATTTCTTTCCTGAACCACCCATTGCATTAATACCGTACACACCTTGTATTACATACTGATAGTTTCCTTCTGCCATTCTAGGTATTTTGTATTTGCTTCTTCCTATTGTACATGGATCAGCATATGAACAACATTCAGAAATGGGAACTTCACACATCTCTAAACAAGGAATAGTTGTAAACAACGTATCTGTTGCCCACAACTTTCTTAGATTTGTTTCTCTTTTAACTTGTGAGAATGTTACATTTTTAATTTCTGATAAAATAACTCTATCTGTAATTAATGAATCCGTACTAAGCAACTTGTGCATAGAACGGACATCACTAACTAATTTTCTACCTGTCGCCATATTTTTTTTATATTCTTGCTTCAAACTCCCCAATCTTGCCATCTCTATAATTATAGTGAAGCATTAAGGCAGCTCTTACACTGTTTACAAAGTTGTGATCTGCATGCCATCTATCTGCTCCTGAAAGACTAGGCATTTGTTGTATTCTAACTCCTTTAATATCTTTTGCCATGTAATGATGTTTGTCTCCAGTGTGCACTTCTCTATATTGAGAAGTTCCAAATTGAGTACTAAAAGAAGGAGAAGTAGCAAACAATAAAGGAAGATCATCTATTTTACAGTTACCATGGTGATAACCAATAAATGTGTTTCCTAATGTAACTCCTTTTATAACTGAATGACTTCTATCAAATGTAACATTAGCACATTCTTTAAAATAAATTTCTAAGGCATGAGCTAAATAATATGATTTAGTTCTGTCATGGTTTCCTTGTACTAAAACAACATGTACAGTTGTAGCATTTGCTTTTAACATATTAATCGTATCTACTAATAAAGCAAACCCTAACTCATATTCGTCAGAGTAAGACATGATAGTGTCTTGAGGAGTTAAATTTGTAGTTTGGTTTGCGTAATTATCAGTATGAAAGAAATCATTTGATATTGGAAAAACTAATTTATCTATGTTATAAATAAGTCTTGTTTTGTGAACTAGATTTTCAGCAATATTATAATAAGTTATTGCTCTTTGTGCAGGGTCATTACAACCTTCTACTACTTTTTTTGCTAGATGATAATCAGCAATTGATAATTCTGCATCTATGTTCTCTTTAGTTTTGTCATTTAAATTTTTAAATTCTTTAACTGACTTTGGGGTAAACTTTTTAAGAAATGCAACTAAATCTTCTGGGCTGTATTCATTTGGTTTCTTTAAAGAAGCAAATACAGATGAGGTAAAGTTTCCATTAGTTTGTAACTTAGACCAATATGTAGAAATTTTATATTTTGTTAAATCTATACGATGTAACTTTGCTAATTCTAAATCTGATTTAGGTTCAAATGAAGTTTCTAATGTACTTTCTATTGTTCCTTTTTCGTTATTAACCTTCTTAATTTCATTTACAATCTTCTTATATTGTTTTGGTTTTAATTCTTTAATCATTTCCAAAACATCTGCTTCTGATACTCCTAATTTTTCTGCATAAAATTTATTACTTCTTTTCCAACTTAACATTTTTGAAAGTTGCAAAGTTAAATGTTGCTTATTATTAGCCATAGAATATAATTTAAATTAAAAAATATTGTAAAGATAAACATAGTTTGCTAACTATCAAAATTATTTTAGTTAAAATCTAACTATTTATAACTAAATAGGTTATAAAAAAAACTCCCCAAGATTAAATCTTGAGGAGTAAAGTATAGAAAACCAATAAACTATACTTTTAAAGGTCTAATACTTCTGGTGTGGTAGTATCATTATTATTAAGTACACCTGAAAAAGTAACAAGACTATATGTTAAAGTTGCTGCTCTAGTACCAGCAGAAAATCTTTTAGTAGATGCTCCGTTATCTGTAATAACAATTCCCACAGAATCAATATTAAAACTACTATCAGCTGTTGGATTAGTCCAACAATAAGCAGCAGTATCTTGTGCTATACAACCATCTTTAACTGGAGTTCCACCTTTCCAAAGTGTAGCTGCTATAGTAACAGGATTTATTCCCACTTGATTAAACCAGAAACATCTTGCATCTATTACAAAAGAATTAACTCCAGGGTTTTGTGCTGTAAATGCATTAACATCTATTAACACAGATTCAAATCCAGTACCTGTATTATCAAATCCCCAAGTAAGAACTGGTGTTACTCCTTGCACATTAGGCCAAACAGATTGTACTGCCCACCCAAGGTATAAGTCTTGTGTGTTTTGTCCAACATCTGGAAAAGCCATTCTAGTTCTTGTATCAAGATCATCACCATCAGTAAACTCATAAGTTAACATTATATAGTCTGCATTAAAATTAAAACTAGTTTCTCCTAATTGAAATACTGCAGTTTGAGTACAATCAAGACTATCTGTTATAACAACTGTATAAGATGTTGATCCAGAAAGATTATTTATAGTTAATGGAGAAGTTGCTGTTCCTTGAGGAACACCATTTAACGTATATGTAAAAGGAAGAGTTCCTCCTTCAAATGTTATTGTAGCTGTACCATTATTTCCTGCTTGGTTAGTAGGGTCTTGTGTCACTGTAGAAGCAATTATTAAATCACAAACAAATGCAGTGGTAGTAGTTGTTGTGGTTGAAGATGTTGTAGTTGTTGTTGTAGACAAAACAATATCTGTAGAATTTAAACAATTGCCTAAAGAAACTACTCTAATAGTTGTAGCAAAGTCAGGGACTAAGCTTGATGTATACCCAGCAACAAGTAAAGCTTTAGAAATATTTGTTTCAAAAGGAACTGTATACGCATCTGAACTTGAATAAAGATCAAATGGTCCTGAATCAGTTCCAGCTGTTGTTAATGTCAATAATACTGTCATAATTTTTATTTAAGGTATAAAGGTATACAAAAGTTTTAAACATCCATTACTTGGAGCTGCAAATAAATTGTCACCTATAACAACAGGACTTCTATATACAGAAGTAAACGCATAAAGAACAGATCCATCTTTATTAAGAATTATAGAATAAAGAGAAGGAGCTCCTGTATAAGTAGTAAAGTTTCCTTCAAGAAGAAGTTTATCTCCCCAAACAATACTTGCATTATATATATTAGTTCCATTAAAACCTGAACCTGTAGTAAAAGAAGGATCAACTGTTCCATTTTCTTGTATCTTAATTATTTTAGAGCAAGGTGTACCATTATAACTACTTATATAACCAAATATATAAAAGGAAGTTTCTCCTTTTATTCTTAAAAAGTAATTAGCATTATTACCAAAGTATGGTACTGTACCAGTTCCTGCATTAAAAGAAGGATCTAATGTTCCATTTGATAATATTTTTGATATTCCTGGAGATACAGCAATACCATTATATGCAGTAAAATATCCTAATATAATTAAAGAATTTTCTGCAGCAACAAGAACATCTGTTGTTGTATCATTAAAACTTGATCCTACAATAAGCGAAGTATCAATTGACCCATTAGAAAATAATCTTACTATTCTTGGAGAAAAAGTTCCATTATAACTAGAATATCTTCCTGTTACAAGTATGGAACCATTTGAATCTATATCAAGTCCTTGAGTAAAATCATTAAACCCTACTCCTATCTGAAATGTATTATCTATAGATCCATCTATGTTTAATCTAACTAATCTGTTTTTAGAAGTTCCTTGGTATGAAGTAAATGTTCCTGTGGCAATAATTTTACCATCAGCTTGTTCTATAATAGAAGAACCTGTATACAATATTTCATCAAACCCAGTACCAACATTAAAAGAATCATCAAGAGTAAGATCTGGATTTAGTTTAATTAAATTTTTAGAATTAGTAAGAACACCATTTTCTAAATAACCATCAAGTCTTCCATAAAAATATCCATATAATGGTGAATAAATAGTACTTAAAGTATAATATCCTACTGTGGGTAAAAAATTATAACAATTAACAGGGGGTATAATAACTTCTACAAAATTTGTGCATAATCCAGTAGATTTTATTTTTACTGTAGTTGCACCAATAGGTAAATCATTACTTGGATATCCATTTGTTAATTCTAATTTAGAAACAGAAGAAGCAAATGCAGAGGAGTACCCGTCTGCATTTGAATATAAATCAAAAGGACCTGTATCTGTCCCTGCTACTATTAACGTTATTATTCCTGTCATTGGTTTTAGTTTTTAATTTAAATACAAATTGTTTGTGAAACAATTGTCATTCCTGATAATTCTAAAGTGTTTGCAAATATACACCCAGTATTAACTGTAGTTCCTGATAATAAAATTAAACCACCTGCTGCTTCATTTAAACAAGTTTCAGCTAACCAACTTGCACTATTTTCTGTAGAAATTAATTCAAATGATTTACAAACAGCAGGCATTGCTGTTGTTGTAGTTGTAGTTGTACTTGTTGAACTTGTAGTAGTTGTAGTTGTAGGTGCCACTGTAGTAGTGGTTGTAGTTGTAGTAGGTGCTGCAGTCGTTGTAGTAATTGTAGTTGTTGGGACAAAAATAGTTGTAGTTGTGGTTGTTGTAGTACGATAAATTTCATTTTGCAACAAAGTAAGTTTATTGTCTAACTTTTGTATTGCTAGTGTTAAATCATCACAAGTTTGCACACCAGACCCTGGAAGGTTTGGACCAACATAAGAAACATTATCAGATTGTGTATTTTCTGAACAAAGGTTGTTACAACTCATCTTTAATTAATTAAGGTCTATATTGAATAAAGTAACAACCAATTCCAGGTTGTACATTTGAATGAGCAGAACCTCCACCTATAGCAGAGTTAGTTATATTGTGAGTATGAATACCTGCATTTCCAGTATTTGTAGTTTGAAAATATCCAGCAGCTTCTCCACCAGAACCACTGTTACTACCACTTTGAATATAATTAATAAAAGAATGATTGTGTTCTCCAGCTTCTGCTATTGTTCCAATGTGCGTATGATTTGGCATTTGATTAACTGATAATACAATTGTATTACTACCTGCAATATTATTAAGTGTATATGAAGGATTACCTTCTATAGCAGGATTTACTTGAGATTGAAAAGGTCCTCCACCCATACCAGTTGTTACTCCAACAGCAACACGTCCTCTTTTATCAGGAGTACTATTTAAACCATTACAAAGATAAACTTTATCCCAGTCTCCTAATCCTTTACCTGTAACATCAAAATTATTTAATGGACCATAATATTCTAATACAGAATAAGGAACCATTTTTAAATTAATAAGAGTTGAAGTTCCTATAGATCCTAAATATGCTTGTATGTAATCATCAATTTCTTCTTTTTTTACATAATTAGTTGTTAAATCTAAAGCTAATACCGTTAAAGACTGATTAACTGCACAAATTTTTGTAATTGCAGCTTGTAGCATTTCGTGTGTATCAGAAGAAATTGTTACACCTGATAAACAACCAATAGTATAATCAGCATTTAATGCAGTGATAGCATTAGAAGCTGCAGTAACTTCAGCTTTTAAAGAACATAAACTTTTTATAACAGCATCAATTACATTATTTAAAGAGATTGTTCCTGAAGTAGGAAGAAATCCTGATACTAATGCACAAAGTGAATTAGGAGCAATATAAGGAACGATTCCTGATCCATCGAGTGCTAGTAACAAATAGTCTGCAATCTTTGACTCAACGTTTGCTAATGAGTCTCCTTTTGATATTTCTAGTAAAGGGATGTTATCCCCTGTATATTTTACACACTGATCACTTATAGTTTCAGCACATCCATTAAAACAATTAGTACAAGACATATTATTTGATTTTATTTATTATTAATTAAATTGTGTAGAAGAGTTGTAAAAATAAATGTATTTATTAATACAAATATTCTCCATTAGTAGGATATACTTTAAATTCAAAAGAAGTTTGATATAATAAATCATCTGCGTTAACATTACTAGGATTATACGATTGAATAATAAGACCATAATTTGAATTTCTTCCAATATAAGCATTGTAATAATTTTCCGTTCCAATACTAGAATGAAATTTTAAATCACCACCTATAAAGATATCTTGTAAAAACTCAAGTAGATATCCGCCAACTTTAAAACGAACAACATTAAAACCAACATTAAAATCGTCTTGCAAAACTACTACAACAGGTGGAGCAGTACCTTCTTGAGATATTAAACCAGTAAACACCCTATATTTTGGAGT